TACTACGAAATTCCTGAATCAGATTCCAGATACATTGTGGAACGCTATCACCAAGCTTATCCCGGGGTTAGACGGTATCATGCCTGGGTCCGTCAAGCTCTCTCTACGGGGCGAACTCTTGAAGATTGCCTCGGAAAGCGACGAGTCTTCCTCTCTCGATACGGAGAAGAACTCTTCAAAGAAGCCTACAGCTACATCCCACAATCAACCGTCGCAGGAAAGCTCAACCGAGACGGGGTGTTGGCTTTGTGGAATAGCCGATCCAGTGGGTTTCGTGGAGTTGAGCTACTTAATCAAGTCCATGACTCGGTTTGGATACAGATCCCTTTGTCGATTCCATTTGCAGTACATTCTCGAATTATCCAGGACCTTAAATCAAGCCTTGAATCCACACTCACCTGGAAAGCCACAACCTTCAGCATCCCCGCCGACGTAGAAGCCACACCGCTGAACTTCGGCAAGAAGATCAAGCATGAGGATGGCTCCATAGAAAATCCCTGGGGTCTACAGAAGGTGAAGTTCAAAACCGAAGAAGAATGCACCACTCAACTAGAAGCCATTTGGAGGGACTATAGTGGCAGAACAGCGGCTAGTAGCTGATTGGATTCAAGGCTTCCTCAACTATTGCAGCTATAATAAAGAGCCGCCGATTCTATACAAAACTTGGACAGCCATCTCAACCATAGCCGCGGTTCTACAGAGGAAGGTCTATTTACCATGGGAAAAATCTATCTATCCGAATATGTACATAGTTTTGATTGGCCCTCCTGGTTGTCGAAAGGGTACGGCGATGTATCCAGCGGAAGTAATACTAAGTGACTTCGGCTTAGTTAAACTTGCGAGTGAAGCAACAACCAGAGAGAACCTTATCCGCGAGCTTAAAAATTCTGGAACCGTCCATGTGGACCCAGTTTCACAGGAGAGTTTTTGGCATGCCTCTCTTACAATACATAGTGCCGAACTGGCTGTTTTCCTTGGATACCGAAACGCTACTCTTATGTCTGACCTTTGTGATTGGTATGATTGCCGTGATCGTTGGCGCTATAGGACCAAGACACAAGGTGAAGACGACGTGGTGGGTGTTTACGTTAATTTACTTGGCGCTACTACTCCGGAGCTTCTACAGAATACTATGACTGTAGACGCCATCGGTAGTGGACTACCGAGCCGAATCGTATTCGTTTATGAGAACACCAAAAACCCACGAGATCCGTATGCCTTCATAACAGATAGGGAGAAGAAGATTAAGGACTTGCTGCTTCGTGACCTTGAACAAGTGTTCCAACTATGCGGCACATTTAGAATGACTGAGGGTTATCTCGACGCTTATACTCCTTGGTACGTAACTGAGGGAGCAGACTCTCCAGTCCAAGATGACCGCTTTAGTGGCTATTGTGAACGTCGGGCGACACATCTTAGGAAGTTGAGTATGATCCTAAATGCCTCTCGGAGTAATAATATGCTCCTTGAGTTACAAGACTTTACCAATGCTCTAAGCCTACTCGAAAGAACCGAGAAGAAGATGGGCTTAACTTTTGCCAGCGTCGGCCGGAATACTCAAGCTGAGGTTATAAACAAAGCCATCATGTATATCGGCGGAGCGGGCGAAATAACCCAGCAAGAACTTATGAGGATGATGTACCGAGATGTGGACTTCCGGACCTTTGAATCCATAATCATCCACCTCAAGCAGCTTGGCATTATCTCCGTAAACACGGATGCGAAGGGAGTATCCACAATAAAGTACATCCCATCTCGTGCTAAGGATAGGGGAATCTTTGACCAACTAATGAAAGGAACTGAGTGATGGAACTCGACATACACAAGCTAAGTGGTGACACAGCTCGGATGATCTTGAAAAGCCTGCTTGCTCAAGAACATATCAACACCGAGCTTATGCTCTCCGCGATGAAGCATGATCCGTCTAATGAGCTATGCAGATTAACAGACAGTATTCATACGATGTTCTGTCAAGAACACGCCAAACAAAGCTGTATATGCAGCTATTACGATGAAGAAAGCGACAATGCGAGCAAGACCGAGTGTTGGTCTCAGGAGCACCACGCCAGGTGGTTAGACAAAACCTTTAGTCTGATGGAAGAATTCGAACTCGCTAGCGAAGCTGACTTCACCAAGCTCTACGGTAAGGTTCGAGAAGCTCAGGAGTATCTCGCTAAGGTAAAGAGCTCAACACCGAATGTTTATAAGATGCTTTGTAGGCTTAATGGATGGAAGGAGGATTAGCCGATGTCTGCAATTACGTTGCTAATCGGATCCTGGATCTTCTTCATGATAGGTTGGCACTTTGATAAGGCTGAACCTAGTTTATTTGGCATGCTTTGTAGTGTCCTAGCATTAGCTACGATATTTGGAAAGGATTAGCCATGGACCGTGAAACCTTTTGGTTTATCGCCGGGTGTTTCATCACCTACGTTCTGATGAGGATGTGAATTAGGCTCATTGAAATTTTCAACGAGGTAGAAAGGAAATCCAATGCTTGAAATTCCTTGGTACATAGGTCTACTCATTCCCGGCATCTTCTTCATATTTGGTTGGGTCACTAGCGCCTTGTTCACTAGCGAGAAGTATGAAACCCGATGCCGACGCTGTAAGGATTACGATGAATATGACTTTATTTGAATGCCTCTTTCATCCTAAGCTCTCTTCCAACAAGAGTCTTGGCAGGGAGCTTAGGAACCGCTCTACTCTCCAAGGCGCTCGTCAAAGCATCCTTCGTTATAGCGAACTCTGGACGTTCCTTCGAGAGCCATAGCATATTCCAAGCGGTCACCTCATCCAGCACGCTGATAGCTCCATCAATATTCCCAGCCGCTATGCTATTCGTATAGCGGTCAGCGAACTTCCTCTGCGCATACTGCTTATAATCCGCCAAGTATTTAATATGCTCACTTACGCGCCAATCTTTCTCCATACTAGTTGGACGAAAACCAAGCGCCTTAAGAGCAGTCTCGAAGGTTGAGAACTTCTTAGTTTCACCATCCTCAAATGCTATAGGCCGACCACCAACAGTCCTCTGTCCAGTAGTAGCACCTCGATATGCTGAGAGAAGATCCCGGCCGACAACTAAAGGCATTAGATACTCAGCCGCACGACCTTTGTTTCCAGAATTCCAAGCCTCCACACCATTCGTAATATCCTCAACGATCGCCGCTGGAACTCCAATAGCCTCCGAAACATTGGTAGGAAATCCAACCTCAAGAGAACCTCCAAGATATGCTCCACCGAGAGCCGGAGCACCTTCAAACACACCATCCCATAGTGGTCCGTAATCTGGATATGCTTCACGGACTTTCGCTTCGGGCTCATCCTTATCCCAATATTTATATGCTGCCATCAGAAGCCCGGCCACAGGTGCTGCCCCAATCCCTCCTAAGAAAGCTGTCCCAGCCATACTCTTAGCGAAGGCTACTTTTCCTCGACCAGTCTCCTCATGTCGAAGCATCCAGTTCCACATCTCCAACATATGATGAGTAAAGAACCTAAAGGTATACATCGACCTACCAAGTGCGCCAACCTTTCCGCTTCGAAGAACCGGTGGCTTATTGAACGAACTATAATCTCCATGTGCCTTAGAGACTATATTCTTGGCGAACTCAATCCCTTTCTCATAGTTCTCTTGCACATCCATATCGAGCTTCTGTCCAGCTGTGAGTCCATACTTCTTAAGCGTAGGCTCATGCGTAATTTGACCGTCACGAAACGCCCGATATGCTGAGAGAGCCGTAGTCGCCCGTATATACCACTCTGTCATTTCCATCGGAGTTGCAAGGTATTCAAACGCTCTCCATTGCCACTTAAGGTTGTCTCTAAAGCGTCCTTTATACTCATTCATCATCTGATGTTGGATAGTATCATCCGATAAGAGATCAACCTGTGACCGCACCTCATCATCCGTCAATACATTACCTTCCTCCAGCCCCCTGATGCCAGTCTTTCTCCTATGCGTAGGCACTTCAGCCATGTACTGGCGAGAGATATCAGCCGCAGCTTTTGTGTGTGCAATCGAGGAGATAGATTCTCCCTTAGTATAAATCCCAAGAATTGGAATACTAGTGGTGAGCATATTACCAAGATTAAGAACCGCGGGTTTAATTCTAAGACCAAGATGCCTAGCAAAAAGAAGCGAACGGAGAGAGTCCATCGACCTATCAAACTTCCCATAGGGAGACATCTCGTCCTCGACGAAGTCGGTGAAGAGCTTAATGTCCTCGCTCTTAGGCTTAGTCTTAAAAAGAAGATCCGTGTATTCCTTCGCCGCTTGCATCTTAGCAAGGCTCGAATTCACACCAAGAACGTAGTCATAAAAGACCTTCATCACGTCGGTCTTTTCATATCCTAAGATCCCCTTCCGCTGAGCAAAGTTACCGAAGCCTTTGGTCTTTAGAATGTGCGCCACGTTCTTTTGAATATCAGACTGAAACTTACCTGCGATCTCTGGATAATCCTGCTTCAAAGAATCAGAGGCTTCTCCAAGCACCCTCTCTATAACGTCGATGGGAACAGGCGTATTTACATAGTACCTCTCAAGCTCCGAAGACTTTTGAGGATCGCTCCACTCCAAGCCTTTATAAGCTGGATCAGTGCGGAGATCCTTAACGAAGCTGCTTACTCCTGATGCTCGACCAAGAATTTTCCCCGTTACTTCCATTCCCTTTGGAAGCGAAATTCTGGCAACAACTTTTCCGTCTGCGTCTTTCCCCTCCACATAATACTCTCCATACCACATATGAGGCATGTAATTAGAGACGAAGCCTACATTATTAAGCAGGTCATCAAGATAACCCTTGTCAACATCACCTCGCTTTGCGAGGGTATTGTAATGGTTCGCAAATGAATCATTCATAGTTGTTTTCCAGGCAAGGAGAAACTGCCTAGACGCTGCTGAGAGGTTCTTCGTGCCGAGCCACTTCGCAAACTCATCGAGGTGCGCTTGATTCTGTTTAACCAATCGAATACCGTTCTCCTCATAGGCTATGATTTCAGGAGAAGGAGTCTGTTTGAGCTTCTTCCCCTCAATATTCTGAAGGATATCAACTGCCTGGGAACGCTCATCGGGATTCATTTTGAGCCAAACTGAGACCTGATTCATAGCATCCGCGGTAGCCTTAGCATATGAATCTCGACGTCGACCAGCAGCATCATAGAAAGGCTTGAACCTCTCATTAATCTCTGCGGTCCAAAACGGCAGCCCCGCTGTTTGCCGATAAGTTCGGCTCGTTGCTTGACCCAGTCCTCCAGGAAGCTTCGTACCACGACCGAGAAGGGAGTTGAAGAGAGAGGAGAACATTTTTGGATCGAGGCCGGAGAATAGTTCTGTCTCCTGTGTAGGTTTTCCCCAACTAGTTTTGACTTGATCCGGAGAGAAGGCTATCCAATTCTCAGCATAAGCACCCTCCCCAGAAGGTCTGCCTCCGTACGCCTTTATCCCATCATAATCTACCGCTGAGAGTATATGATTAATACTCTCCTCGTGCATAGTATCAATACCTCCACTAAGCAACCGCTTAATTGTATTGTACAAAATATAAGGTTTGTTGTTAGTCTTAGGATTAGCTCTGAATTTTTCCAAAACTGCCTTATGTTCAGGGTACGTTTTAATAGCCTCAACAAAAATCTTATCTTTCATCTTAGGTGTGAGAGCTTCATCAGAGGTAAGATCAAAGGGATTACGAATGTCTACAAAGACTCGCCTAATGTTAGGAACTGCCGCACCTTCGACATCCTTATTATACAAATGGTCTTCTGTATAAAGCGCAGCCTCTTCTGGAAGATCAGTTAGATATATACCCTTGCCTTCAAAGCCACCACCTTGCTTTTCTGGATCAAATTTATCAAAGGTATCACGAGATCCATGATACATAGGCTTCGGTCTACCTTGCTCATCCACAACCTTTGTTTTTCCCCAAATATCTCTAAGCATTTGAGGATCAATCCCTGAATAAAGATTCATCGGCTTGCCCTTGCCGAAAGAAGCCTTCATTTCATCGGAGAGGATGATGCCTGGCTGCTTGGAGAACTTACTATTAGATTGATTAGGCTCACCAAAACCTATAATATTACCAACGTCATCACGTTGGAAAGTAGACTCTCCACTAATAATCTCTTCCTTCACCTTAAAAGGACTCATTGCATCCCGCATTGCGGTGCTAAGGATGCCACCCTTAAACTCTCCTTGTGGTGACATCGAACCATAAAACCTTTTCATTCCATGTCCACCAAGTTCGAAATCTTGTCCTTGAACTACACCTTCATTAATAAGCTTAGTTGCAAGATCCTGTCCTACATAAGTATGTAAATTTTCAGGTTTAACCATTTGGTCAATAGAAGCACGGCCATCTTTGTATGCTTTAAGTTGCCCGTCAAAGTAGGTAAGTTTATCAGCAACTTGGCTAAGATTATACCTCGCATTCTGCTGCTCGCCGGTCGTCCAACTAATGCCATCGTAGCCATTCTCTACGGCATATTTGATTGCCCGTTTGAGGAGAAGAGTAGGCCAGGTCTTTTGAAAAGGAGCGTCGGGAGTATATCCCTCTTGCATATCTCCAGAAATAAAACTATCTGGATGAGCATCAGCAAAATTTTCTGCCTCCCTTCGATTATTAAATTCACCTATGGTCTTACCTTCTAAATCAGTTACTGCATATCTAAAGGGTGATTCAGCATATCCCTCTTTCCTCCCCTCCTGATGTCTCTTACTTTGAATCTCCTCAATATGAAATATCCTTCTCCCCTCCGCATCGGAGAATTCTTTACCACGAATCCATCCAATGTTTTGTGCTCCTTTACCTTCTTCAAAGTGGGCAGTGTCTCCACCAAGCTTACGAGCCTGTGGGGACGTAAGGACTAACTCGATGTAGTTGGAACCTCCTGGGAGATTATAGACGGAGTTTTCATACTTAGGGTTCATTGCATCAATTTGAAGTCCTAGCTCATCTATGCGATCATGGTGAGCTTCAAATTCAGGTGTTCCGCGACCTGGTATTTCTCCACGTTCTAGCTGTGCAATTAAATTACCCCTCTCTTCTATTAACTTTGCTCGTTCTTCTGGATTAATATTCCCATGACTAACCTCCTCCACCTTAATCCCATTAACCTCAAGATATTCCTTCAGCTCTGCCTTTGAAACATTCCTTCCCTGCTTCTGGTACTCCGCAAGCCAATCGTTCAAACCCGTTAATCTCTGAACATCGGCAAGCTCCTCAGCTTTGAACTGCTTGCCCACGTATTTCCCAAGCTCTTGCACCACCTGCTCTGGTCGCATCATTTTCGGCAATGCAGGAATTCCTAAGTTTCCTTGGTTGCGCAGGAAGTTAACAAGACGGCTAGTCCAAATATCCTCAAGCATTTGAGGCCCAAAGGAATGAAACTTCACGACCGAGAATCCACCATCCTTCGCCGGAATAACCTCAGCTTTACTCCCCAATCTCTTCGCCGTAATAGTCGCCGCAGTCTTGGACTTAAACGTCCCGGCGAGAACCTCCGGACCAATCGCCTTAGCCGTAGTCTCAGGAGCAAATCCTTTCATTCCTTTACGAATAAACAAATCCGTCACATCATTAAGCTCACTCTCCGTAAATACTTTCGGCTGCTCTGGAAGACTAAGGCCCTTCTTAGCAAGTTCGCCTTTTGGAGTACCGCCAAGCATCCTAATCAGAGCGGCATCCTTATCCCCTTGCGTTATATCACCCTCTCCAATAAGGCTATCTGCTGAAGTCCCAGCCTCCTCACGAGTTTGCTCAGCCTCCTTGAAATTTTCAACGAGGTTGGGTTGCTGAGCCGTAGCTTCTCTCTCCTCTTGCTCAATGCGGTTGATCTCTGCCTGGGCTCTAGCCGTAGCCATAGCCTCCGCAGAAGAGGGCTCAATTGGAACCGCGGTCTCAGCCCTAAACTCCTCATACTCTGGACCCAAAACTGAGGGCTCCGGCCCAAGCCGAAGTTGCCAACCACCAGGAACTTCGATGGCGTGAAACTCAATCCCCAACGGCGCTCCGATTCTCTCCCCCTCCATCATCGCTGTGCCTTGATCCCCGTAGACTTCTTGAAGGGCCATCTGAACAGGATGGTCGGTGAGCAAAGGAGGTGGAACTCTGCCGACATCACCCTGTTCAGATACTTGCGGTAGCTCCACGCCGGATCGTGTAGCCGTCGCTTGGAATTCTGGCCCTCCTGTTCCTACAGGAGCGGGAGTTGGAGCTTGTGCTACTGGCTCAGCTTGAGAAGCCGTGTGTTCGGCCCAAAGTTTATTAATCTGTTCTTGCCTTGTTTGAGCCTGCGCTTGTGGAGACAACACTGTTCGACGGGTGTGCGCCATAGCCGCGTCGTTAATCTCCGCATCGGTTGAAGCTCCGGTATCGAAGTCCGCTTCGGTAATCCCTGCGGACCTAGCCGTTGGAGTCTTCACCTTCGGAGTAGCTATAGCAACGCCACCACCCATGATAGCACCAACCCCAAGAGCAGTTAGGGCTGCATCCGAAACTCCTTCAAAAGGATCCCTCTCAGCGTCGTAATACTTCTTGGCTACAAGATTCCCTCCAATTTGCTGAAGCGCCTCTTGAACTGCCTCACTAGCGCCCTCTACAGCCATAGTAGCGGCGATTCGACCTACTACACTCTTTCCTCCATACCTTTTGAGAAATCTAAAGGCTATCTCAATCGGTGCAACTTCTGTAGCTCCGAGTCCAGCGCCAAGAAGATAAGGCCAATCGAGCTCCTCGATCTTCTTCCCGGCTTTCATTCCCTCCTCGATCTGCTCACCAGCACCTTGCAACATTCCAGTTGCAGTAACTCCAAGGACAGGTGCTCCTGGAGTCAAGACTGTTCCAGTAAGCATCCCAGTAGCTGAGCCCAACCCCTTTGCTACATTAGAAGCATAACCAGTTCTAGTAGGATCCTCAGGAATCCCCTTAGACATAGCCTCAAGATCTTCCGCCTCTTTCCAGAGCGGTGTTGCCTTCGTCCTCTCTGTCAAAGTCCCAGCTTGTGGATCTCCTACGTTGACCGCCGTACGGAGATCAAACTGCCCAATCGTTTGCCCAGGTCTAAGGCCGTACTTCTCCCCCTCATACGAATATTCGTTCGTCGCAACAGGAGCAGGCGTCTTCGGAGTTAGAGCAACCGCAGCACCCTTTAGAGCCGTCGCTTCGGATTCAGCTACACCCTTAGCAAACTGCCCTGTATAATGTCCAAGTGCTGACGAGGTCTGGGGAGTAGTTGGAGCAAGCATCTGAGGAAAGAACTTCTCCTTGATCGCCTTCTCCATAATCTCATTCGGAGTATCATCAGGAAACTCTACATTTGCAAAACCTGGGACTTCGACGATAGGCATTATTCTATCTTTCCTGTAGCTGGATTAAACTTGAAAGTAGCGGGTCCAACGGTTGCTTTCTCCCCAGCTTTGGGTTGTCCAAGACCAAGATACTTTTTCCAATCTGGACCATACGCTTGGGCCATTTGAAGGGCAATATATTGATCCACCGTTATGCCCATCTTCTTCGCCTCAACCTGCATCTGCGGGCCAGCTAGTACATCTGACTTGGACATAACAAGCTTGGAATAAATCTTCCTCGCATCCGCTGCAAGCTGACGCTCGGTAGCTTCGTTCTGACCTTTGAGTGTAGAATTCTGGCGAATGATATCATCCAATACGCCAAGAGAATCAGCCTGCTTATAGGTAAGATCAGAACCAGTAACTATTTGCTCACCCATCTTCTCAATCATGTCTGCTCTAACCTTGAGCTTATCCGCTTTGAGCTTAGTCTCCGCTTCTTGCGCCTCTCTTAGCTTGGTAACCGCTCCCCGCATCTCATTGGTACTCTGCGCGTTCTGGATCTGAGCCTCGTAGTATTTCTGAAGGGCTTGATTGTGCTCCATCTTCACAATCGTGTCGAGATATTCCTTGCCTGTTGTGACCACTTGTTGACCACCAGGAAGCGTAACCTTATTAGGTGCATGAGTAGGTAAGCCAAGTCTTGTAGCCTCAGCCGTCACATCAATATTCTTAGCCTGTGCAGCCTTCAAAGCGGAATCGTATGGAAAGCCAGCAGCATTTAATCCAGTCTGCGTAGCCGCTTGAACCTGTTCTGTAGTTAACCCAGGCGTATAAGTTTTACTGAGAAACGCTGATGGGCGAATCATTGGAGGTTGATAGTCCGAAACTACTGGCTGCGTGGTTCCAAGATTGGCTGGTGCTTGCGCCAACATCGTTTTAGTAGGTGCAACACCTCCACTTCCACCAGCTCCAGCATTAGCCACATACATCTTGGTTTCATCAGGAAGTCCTTGGAGATAATTACCTCCATACTTAGCTATCGCCTGGTCTACCGCATCTGGTCCCGCATTATATGCAGCTAAGGCTTTAGCGTTATCTCCACCATACTTGGTGTACATAGCGGAGAGATATTCTCTCCCAACTCGATTATATTCCTCGGGCGAATTGTTCTTCGCTGGAGCTATCCCAAAGCCAGGATCTCTCGCAGTTTCAGGCATAACCTGCATCGCATAGAGGGCACCCTTCGGTGAAACCAGAGGCGTCCCATCAGCTTTGTAGTCTTTTCCACCACTCTCATTCTTGAGAACTGCGGGAAGTAAATGCGCCCCAGGAGCTCCCGCATTCTCCTGGGGATTAGTAGGGCGGTAGGGACTTTCTGTGCTACCGAGATATGAACTTGCTGGTTGTCCAGAAGTCTGCTGGTCTCTAATAATTTGAGCCTCCATATACTCCTTCGGACCAGGCGACTTGACCATAATCGTTTTGCCATCGGCATCCTTCGTAGTAATTCCAGTAACATGCTCACTCGAAAGGGCACTACCTGGAATCCCACTAAGATCGAAGCCGAGAGCATCACTAGCCTTTGGAGCCACCGGACTCTCAATCTTCTTGCCGGGAATAAGCTGTCCAGGTTCACCAACATTTCCTGTTGCAACTGGATTCTGAGCTTGAGCCTGTGTAGGATTCAACATCTTCCCAACTGATCCTATTGCCTGAGATGCCGTCATAGTTCCAGCTGCTCCAGCTTCCACGCTGCCAGCCTTCTGCTGCGAAATGTTGCCCTGAATCACCGGTATGATCGAAGTTCCAAGGCGCTCCCCAAACGTCTGATATTCCTTCCCTCCAGCAATTCCTCTTGGGGAGAGCGCACTTCCAAACTGTGCAAGTCCAAGTTGAAACTGAGGATTAGATAAAAAGCTCCAGTCCATTTTATTCTCCTATTAACTTCTAACCAAACAACCCACCAAGACCACCAAGAACGCCACCAAAGAGTGCTCCAAGACCAGTGCCTATTCCTGGAACCGCAGAGCCCAGCATAGCACCAGAAGCTACACCACTAAGAGCCCCCCCAAGAGCACTCATTATAGAGTTAGGTTTCTTATTAACGGTAGCTGCTGCACCAGAGATTGCAGCCATTACATTCGACCCATATTGATACACGCGGAGATCCCACTCAGCATCCTTCTCGGTAAGTTCAATGTTTGCCTCAGATTCTTCTTTCTTAGCAATTACCTTGATTCTGGTAAACTCAGTTCCGTAGTGTGCAACCGTCTTTGAGAAATCAAGGCGAGCATTCATAAATTTAATCTGCTCACCAACCAACTGCACAACCAAATCCCCACGTTTATCATATGCGCGGAGTTCAATATCCGCTGCGAACTTAGCCACAGCGCGGGTCTTCTCAGCGTAGATAAGCGCCTCTCCGATAACAAAGCTAGAAGTCTGAACCGCGTTGATGTCCTGCATTCCTCGACGGAACTTTGGTAGAACCTTAACCGAAATCTCATCATCTACCATGTCTGAGTAGGCTGTCTTAACCGCGTCGATTCGAGAGCCGACCGTTACAGCCGAATAGATCGTGTCAACCGCTGTAGCAACCGCAGCAAACTGCGTTAGGGCATCCGATAATAAAGTCGTAGGTGACAACACCGTCAGTGCAGTAATCAGGGCTTCAGCCGTAGCCAAATCAGTATCTGGAGCATATGCTAATAATCCAGTAAACGGGCTATTTCCCAACGCGGTGTTCATAGAAGCCGTGACGCTAGTACTTATTACATCTGCTCCAGCTGCATCTAACCACAATCCATGACAAGTTTGCATATAAGCAGGATATTCAACCTTCCCGCTGCTTCCCCCACCTCCACTTGATCCCATACCCATAGGTAAACCTCCTAGCCTCATTGAAATTTTCAACGAGGTAAAGGAACAATTCCATATCGAAGTTCGGTATAACCATTAAACCTCTTTGCAATCTTCAGAAGGTCTTGGTTATCCGTATAGAAAATAATATTGTTGCATTTCGATCCCTTAGCAAACTTCACCAGACGTTCATAGCCGTCATGCCAAACCGTTAGTTCTTTAAGTCCAAATAGGTAGATTCCTGCAATCAAGAGATTCTTTTGGTTCGAGAGTGCTCCTCTTACTATCGAGGTAAAGAGAAACCCACCGACCTTATGAGGATAACCACCATCCTCATAGCACGCCCAAACTTGAATCAATCCTGAGATACACTTCTCGGCGGCATCGACCAGATAGTTCTCATCCACTACTTGATCCGGAAGAGTCGTCTGCACAAGAGCGTGGCTAATCACGTCCCAAAACTTGCCTATCACATTAGGCTGAAGCTTTAGCATTAGCATAGGTTCCCCTTATTCCTGTCTTGTCTACGAGCTTCCATCTCGCTACAACCTCATCAAGTTTAAAATAGGTGAAGTCAATACACTTGAGATAAATGCGGAAATCTCTTCCTGCTACTTGAGGAAAGCAAACACCTCCTGGACTGAACGGCTTTAGCGGAGTGCTAACGAAGAGGTTAGTTACAGGATCCTTGTATTGAACCATACAGTAGAGCTTTCCGTCTGTATGCGCACCGACGTTCAAAACCGCAAGCTGCTTAAACATTCTTTGTTGGAAATCAAAAGTATCCGAAGTCACCTCAATTGTAAACGTAGCTGGAACATAACCCATAACTTTGAAGCTGGTTCCTTGGACCCAACCAGAGGTAATGATCTGGTCTATTTCGCACAGTCCTTCTTTACTAAACAAATAGCACTTATTCTCCGTGGAAATAAACCACTGTCTCTCAACATTATCAAAGGAGATTACCGGACTATCCGCGATAAGCGGTTGCATAAACTCCTGATACCCAAGTGTTTGATCTCCCTTAATCGTGAGCAAGTGCAGGAAACCTCGGTTGTCGATAAAAAGGTGCTCATCCTTATCACCTCCAACACAGCCGAAACTGGGGATACCGTAGGTTTCGTTACTCTCTTTGTAGCCGAACGTGGTAGTAGGCTCACTATAAGTCTTCGAGATAACAATTCCATTTTCTCCATAGGCCACAAAACTACCTCGATCACGCCCGCTAAGATCAGCACCGGAGTGAAGATACATAAGGCGGTGAATCGCACCTCGTATTGGGAGTGGACCGTTGCCAGCTTCGTTCTCATTGTCGAGGGTGAGATCAACATTTCCTATCTTACTCCACTTGAGCCAATTCTCTCCGCCATTCGTATTGGCCATGATAAGCTGACCGCGGAAGTTCAGCAAAGTTTTACATGGATAGTTACCAATATCCACATGATAATCTCCAGCACCAACATCCTTCACAACTGCCACATCCCCGTTGTGGAAGATTTGGAAGCTATGAAAATCTGCAAGAGACCAACCATACGAAACATCCAGCCAGTCAACAAGAGGAGTTAGAGCATAGGTAGAGAGATTCACACTATAGACGTTGTGCCTAGTGCCTAAATACAAGCCCGATGGTCCAGGCAAAAATGTAGGAAAAGGCCAGTCCAAAACCGCTTCGAGCGCAGTGATAGGCGAAGTAAAAGGCTCCACATACGAAAGCGTCTTAGCCACCGGCATAACATTCTTACACACCGTCAACCCGGCAGCATTTCTTGGATTTCTCTCGTCCGTTCTAAGTCCCGGAAGGAACACCGGAGTCAAGGGCGACTCGAACTCTTTCACTGGCCTTCTCCTCAATTACGTCGTTAAGGTAGCTAATAGCCTTAAAGTGCTTCAGGTGTGGTGTAAACAAAGCGGCGAAGAGAACATCCGTAAACGATGTATTGTTGATTCGAACGGTGAGAATCATACCACGTTCAATCTCATACTTAACTTGGTTCTCAACATAAGGCTTCTTCGTCGCAATTGTTAATCCAGGAGAAGCTACTCCACCATCACTAAGCTCGACGTTTATGGAAGCTTCTTTCTCCTTAGACACACCAGGCACACTCAGGCACACATGAGTCAGGCTACCAGCACAAGGAAATAGAAACTTCCCCACAATTCCGTCCTCTCCAATAGCCTTTGCATATAGGCTAAAGAACGCTGGTGAGAGAAGCCCAGTTGAAGACATCGAGGTTCGCCTCAGAATCCTATTCAAAACCACATTTACTTCTTTCCAACTTGAAACTTCAATCGGAGGAACACCCATTTCTAAGCCTCCATTTGATCTACGTCGGCGATACTTTCCTCAACGTAGTCCATGTCGATACCAACAAGTTCATCGGCTATTGCCGCGGTCCAATCTTTCGCACCCTCGGTGTTTCGATAGGTGATTTCAAGTTGTCGGAGAGCGGCCCAAAGAAGTATATTCGGATACTGCTCGGTCCAGAAATTCTTATCCGTATCATTTACCAACTTAAGAGAAAAGAATAGACCTACAATCTCCAGTACGTATTCATGATCTGGCGGCGGTGAGACAACCACACAATTGTAAGTCTCATAGCCCTTCGCAACTGGTGTGTCAAGCCAACCAAAGTATGATTGGATCTCGTTGATTGTAATATCTTCAGGATAAACTTTCACATTAGGAAGAAAGTAGTCGAGAGGAGGACCAGTCGTAATAGAACCATACTTGGTAGCGTAAATGCTCCGAATATACTCCTTCGACTGTTTAGTGAGCTTGGTTCGAGAATCATCCGCATCATCTTGCAACCATACTTCACGTACGGCTCGACACTCAGGAAATCCACAACCAATTAATCCAGCTTGAAGCTTCCGATAATAGACGGACTCACTCATCTTATGCTCGATTCGCTGGTCGAGATATTTCTGACCAGCCCTAATGAAGAAATCAGCACCGTTGTCAGCATAAGCCGTCGAATCTACAACCAAATCATATCGGCCACCAACCTGAACAAACTGTTTACGGACTTCGAGGAGGCTCATTTTGTACTCCGAGAGGGAGGACCTAAGTCCCAGGACCGAAGCCCTCCCTCGTTGAAAATTTCAAGGAGCCTAGCTAAGACTAGGCATCGTAACCGAAACCGGAGAGATACATCATTGTTTCAGGATGATGAATCTCCAACCCGCACTCAGTAAGATAACCCTCTTTAATCCCATCGAGAGCGACCCAGGTGCCGTCTTTCAGACGGTCGTCTTTCTGGAAGAACGTATCGTCGATGTAGCGATACTGGAGATTGATCGGATCGAAGAGCAACATCGAGTAACGCTCGGCCGTTTCAAGGCTGAACAGCGGATGGATATACATATCAATTGTGCCGAAAGGCGTCACCCACTGCATTACCTGAATACCATACTGGAGAGTCTTCGGAGTAAACATGAAGTCGCCGTAGGCCTCGACCAGTTTGTTAATCGCGAGGACAGTTCCAGAGCCAACGTAAGCGGTGCGATTACGCGATCCATAGCGGAACAAAGTTTCGAGCCACTTGTTGATGAAATCGCGGCCTCCACTCAACCAAGTCTTACCGGTAAAGTCCGTATCGCTGCGATAATCTTTGGTATTCGCACTCGGCACGGTGTAGCGAATCCCTGCGGTAGTTCTCTCAGGCTGTCCATTATCCCCAGTTCCGCTGGTCGGAATTCCCCAGATGAAGTTTTTCTCCATCTCGATGCCATGAAGTTCGAGGCAATCACGCTTTGCCTCTTGATACGCCGTAGTTCCATAACGAACCTTCGTCCGCATACGGGTACGAGTGAGGCTCAGACTGTTACGGAAGATTTGGGTATAATTGTAACGTTTGGTCGGATCGTAACCAATCGAATCCGGCATTTGGGAACCCTCAGGGTTCACATTACCAATGACTCTGATCCGATCAGCATCCGACATGTCGGCAGTAACGCCGGCATTATCATCAGCCTCAAGAAGCTTCACGCCGAGAGTAACAGTTGTCCCAGTCTTGCTAACGTAGGTAACTTTACCAACCACAGTCATGGTCGAGTTGGTCGTCAGCATAATCATCACGAGGTGACCCACGCGGAATTCGCTGGCACCGGTGACTTCTTCAGTAGCCGTTACGTAAACCACATCACCAGCAACACCACCAGAGACATACGCAACGGTCTTCGCTACGTCGGTGTAAATCTGGCCCGCTGTAATTGCCGCGGCTTGATTCGGAAGGCTCTTGTCGAACCAATAGAACTCCGGATCATCCGTCGAGCTAGACTTCATCAACGCCGTCAAAGCAGTCAGACTTACCGAACCGTTGGGGTAAATTCGGAGAATCTGTTCTCTCCAGTTCTTCGGCCTGAAGTCACTGTCCGCGTGGCTTGCCGAACTTCTCATATTCAAAAAGGCTTGCATCTTAAATCCTCCACTAAGTTCTGTTAGAGTTACGGAGTTTGCTGAGCCCACGTTCCAGTATAGGAAGTAGCCACCCAGTTATTTGCATCCACAGCGACAAGTGTCAGGCTCTCGCCCACTGCGTTAGCGGTCCAATACTCAGCTGCGTCACCCTGCGAGCCGGCGATATTGACGGAGTCACCAGCAGCCGGAGTCACACGAAGCTCTTGCGCAGCCATTACTACGAAGGTATACGTCAAACCCACAGCAGCTGCGGGGAGGTTGAGTGCGGTAGCTGCACCAGCAGCAGCATTGGTAATTACACTTCCAGATTCAGCAGCGGTTATATTCCGACCATCCGCATCATCCGTGACTGTGCGAAGGAAGCCATTAAGAGCAGCGGTTCCATCACCAGTTATTGCATCACCGGTGGTAATCCCAGAACTTGCGTTCAAGGTGATACCACCAGCTGTAGCTGTAAGCGTGATAGCGGCAGCCGTGTTGCCCTGTGTGTTGGTCACGACGATAGTCTCGTTGGCGCCAGTATTAGCCGTAAGAGCGATTGCAGAGGCGGCATTATCCTTCGAAGAAATAAGAACTTGCCCACCTGCAATGTCAATGTTCTTGGCTGCTGCGGCGTCCATATCAATACCACCCGCAGTTGAAAGCAAGGTAATGGCGGCCTCACCAGTACCTTGGGTGTTTGTTACGGTTATAGTCTCAGAGGTTCCAATATTCGCCGTGAGTGAGATAGCTCCAGCGGCATCGTCCTTCGAGACAAGCTTTACTTGACCACCAGCAAGATCAAGGTCTTTTGCTGCCGCAGCATCTACATTTACGCCACCGGCTGTTGAGAGCAAGGTAATCGCTGATTCGCCAGTGCCCTGTGTATTCGTGACCACTATCGTTTCGGATGTCCCAATGTCAGCCGTCAAACTTATGGCGCTTGCCGCATCGTCCTTACTCACAAGGGCGACTTGACCACCGGCGATATTGACATCCTGAGCAGCTGCCGCATCAACATCAATACCTCCGGCACTAGCCTGAAGGCTAATCGCGTCGGTGCCGGTTCCAGCAGAGTTAAGAATAATGCTGGAATCAAACGCTCCAGTCAACGCGAAAGTGAGGTCATCAGCACCACCGTTTGCAGCATGGTTAAAAGAAATAGCCTCATTTGTTCGAAGGGTGACATTTGCGTTTCCGAAGACCGCAACGCCGTCAAACTGCACACCACCATCGAACTCACTATCGCCATTGACGTAGAAGTCCTCACCATCCATTGCCGCGGTGCCGGGAACTCCATTGCCTACACGAAGATTACCAGTTACAACCTGAAGACCACGATTAGCGGCAGTTGTGAGGAGAAAATCTGCCCCATCAGACTTAGTAAATACCGCAGTCTCATTGGTTGCATCTTGGAAAGTAATCGAAGGAGAGTCCGTTACTCCATCATCGAGCGCCAGGTTACTAATGATAGTACCATTGACGGTAATCGTGTCTGCTGTGGCGTCACCAAGGGTCACATTCTCATCCATAGTGACTGCTCGGTTGAGGTTGATCAAACCAGTGGAGGTTTCACCAAGAGTGATCGTCCCATTCCCAGCCGCATCAATGGTTAATGCAACATTCCCCGCGGCTGCCGCGGCAATTGTACTCTGGTAAAGCGTTCCAGCCGTCAGAGAGCCACTGAAAACACCACTAAGAGCGTTCAAGGCGCCAGTTTTCGAAACTGTAAAGGCTCCTCCCCCAGCTTGGATATCATCACCAGAGCCATTATTTACGATCTGGAGAGAATCCTGTGTCGAATTCGCACCGGAGGTAATTTGAATACCTCCAAGAGCGGCACCACCAGCAGGAGTCGGAGTAACCGTCAACATAAACGCCGCGTCATTGTCAGTGCTGGTGATGTTAACCGCACCATCTGTTGCGTTGATTGTTCGGCCAACACCAGCACCACCAAGATCATACGCCTGATCGAGAGTTCCGCCACCAACGGTAAGCAGATTCGTGGCGACTCCAGCATTATCTTTAAAGAATACCGAAGTCGTACCTGCTACATCTGCAACATAAAGACGTCCAACATTAGCAGCAGGAGAAGCAGGAGCGGCCATTTCTGTAAGGTCGAGATAGCTAGGAGAAGCCACTGAACTTGCGAAAGTTACGGCGCCATCAAACCTAGCAGCACCATCGACCTCGAAAGTGCCCTCTACAAAGAGATCCTCTCCATTTTGCGTAACCGTCGGAGTTCCATTGCCAATTTTGATATTCCTATTACCAAGGACTTTGATGGTAGCTCCTGATGCGTCGATATCAACGGCCATCAAATCCCCGATAATATTCGCCTCGGCATTAGGCGCGAGAGCCATAGCAAAGGCGAGTATTAAAGTGAGAAGGAATTTCTTCATTTGTTGGTAACCTCCAATACCTAGTTGAAATTTTCAACGAGCCTCAGCTTTTAGGTATACTGATCGCTGATCTTCCACCATCTTTTACCATCGCTTTTGTAGCCGACGCGGTCATAGTTCGCATTCAGAGAGGCATCGCCAGGCCAGTCGAGGCTGTTACCGGAAGCTTTCTCGGACACAGTCACGGTCTGAGTCGCCCCGGTGGTCGCTTCGATCCAGAACTCAAGACCCTCACACGAACCAACGTCAGGAAGGTTGACAGTTCCAACACCAAGAGCCGAATCAACCTCAACGAGACGCTCATAGGGCGTAAGCGCGGTCGTATGAGATCCAGAATTGTCGGTGGTTATTTTCTTCCTAACATCAACCCCACTAGCATACTGCTCAACCAATTTCTTCGGAAGCATTTGCTCCTCCTATCAGAATTGCACAGGCATCGCTGCGATTTCTTTCTCCAAAGCACTCATACGACCCTGCGACGGGGAGTTCTTTCTCCCCTTTTGTGATTGGTCACCTACGAAGGCCGGACTACTAGCCTCCCTCTTCGTTCTGGCTACGGCTTCTTTCAGCTGCGGAAGCCTAGCTTTTGCCTCTTTCGCCGCCTCCTGCATGATCTGTTTGGCAGACCAGTCAGGATGCTTGTCTTCGATCTTGACGGCACAATACTGTACGAAGTCTCTATAGCCGTTAAGTTCAGGATTGTTTGTGTACAGTTCTTTAGCCAACGAGATAAGATCCGCTTGTTGAGCCATTACAGGCTGCATCACGGAGGGTAGTCTCGTGAGGGCGATCTGCGCTGCATCACTTACGGCTCGAGCATATACCTGTGTGATCAAGGTGATCATCTTCGCCGGATCTTGAAACGCCTCAGTCATGTCATTCTCGGAGATCAAATCAGCCGGAATCTCGACCGTCATTGGCCGCTGTTGAGGCTGAGCTTGAGCCTGTGGCTGCACAGGTTGAACTGGAGTTTGAACCTGCTGAACTGGCGCAACTGGCTGCGCTTTCTTCCCAAGAGCCTCACGAGCCATGCTGTTTACGAAATCAGCGAGGCCATACTCATCCTTGTCCTCTTCAACCACAACCACTGGTTCAGGAGTAACAACCGCAGCAACAGGTTCCGCTTCTACTTCCGGCTCACCCGTCGCTACAAGCTCATCACCCGTTCCGTCTGCTTCCAACGGCTCAACATCATCTGCCCTTGTGTCTACTGGTTCGGGAATCTCTCCGGAGATAATCCCGTCCATCTGAGTAATGTCGTCGAGAACTTCCTTCTTTTGCTGCTCCCTCATGTCTGCCGCTGACATCACATCATCCCGGTTAAATACTGCGGTTACAAATTTCCTCCACATACTGTTCTCCTTGTTGAAAATTTCAACGAGCCTAAACCCACGTGGTTCTAGTTACTTCCTTCCAAATACCATCCACGGTGGAGCCATCTCCACCATAGTTCATGAGCATTATCCAGTCATTAATGAGGAGATTATAATCAACCCCACCATTAAGCTCAATCTTAGCCACATCATACTTCAAAGTTACGTTGGAGTTAACACCCTTCATCAGTACGATCTGGCCGTCATAACCACCAGTTATATGAACCAAGTCTGTCGGTGCACCAGCTGAGACAAAGACCATCTGAAACTGAATCCCACCCACATCAAAGTGGTCCGCAGCTAAAGCCACATCTAGTCTCGGCGTAACTCCCGTCGTCCCAAGGGCTGTCCACAGAAGATTAATTTGCACCCTGGCTTCGAGAAGCAAGGCTGCTAAATCTGATCCAAGTTCTCCACCATTAGGTATCGTCGCGTCGATCATCTTCCTCTCCCTCTCGAAGCTCTTTCAGGATTTCTTCCGGAGCCATAAGTATGTCTCTTGCTTCGCGATTTCTACCGCGAAGAATATCGGATGATTCATAGTAACCGCTGGTTGCGTCTGCGTAGATTCGCCGCTCATCGTCGGTCTGTTCGAGATTACTACGGTTGAGTTCTATTCGGTCGAGAATGAACAATTGAATATCATGCCAAACAGAACTCTCGATAAACCTCGCCCAGTCACTAGATTTGGCTTTATACTGTTCCTCTTGGGATAAGGATTTCATACTATGTTACCTCATCAGATGAACGTCGTAGGTTATGGCCGTTGCCCCACCAGGCGCTGCCGACAAGTTCAGCGTTACTGAGCCAACGGCTTTCGTCACACTCAAAACCGTGTAAGCTCCTACCGCCGGTGCTCCCGTAACGCTGGCAACGCTATACGACACCTTATAATTGGCATCGTCCTCAGCATGGCCTAAAGTCCAAACCGCCGTGGCCGCCGCACCCGTGGCCGTGGCTGAACCCGCCGTATTCCGGGCCGGGGTTGCGGTTCCACTTAGACCACCAAAAGTTTGAATGCCGTCGTAGCTGGCGGAAAGGAGTTTATTAGTTACCCCCAATTGTGAGGTATAACCGGAATTATCCGTCAAAGTAGTGATTTGACAATTCCGAATCTGGTTGTAGTTGGCCCCCGCGTCGATGGTGGTGCTCCCGCCAGCCAAAGTATTGACGCAAGTGTCCAGCGTATTCCGGGCAGCGGGGCTGTAGAAATGGGCTATCTTGTAATTCATACTGAAATAGTTATTATTCCCGGTGCATTCGATATCCGAGGTCGTATTGTCCTCGACTCCTACACCTAAGAATTTATGTTTGCTGCTATCGGAGGAAATTACGATGCCCTTATTGTTGCTCTCAGATGTCCCGTTTATGAAGGTGCAGTTGACGGCGTAGTCAACGTTTATGCCGGTTCCTGTAAGGCCCTCAAGAATCGGATTGATGAAAACCTGAGTGGTTGGATAGTGCGTTGCGTCTTCTTCGGTCAGCGTGATCCCGTTCAGTGGGACGGGGTTGAGAGTGTAACCACCATCCGAACAAGTGAAGTTCGTCCACGTGTTACAAATCGCGAAGTCGATCAGTAATCCCGATCCGGTGACGGCACACCCTGCAACGCGGAGGTTATCAAACGTGCTTCTATGCACACGGTTGACGTACACCCCATTGGTTGAATTGGCATTACCCTGCACAACCAAGTCGCTGATGTGCATTCCTTGCACCCCGGCAGGCGGGGCTCCAGCATCGAGGACGAAGGCATTGCCGGCCCCGGTGTGTTTCATTATCGCGTTGTTTCCGTGAATTACAAGTCCAGTTTTGGCAAAGGTTGGCGACGTTGCATAGGCATACTGCATACCAGGCTGGAACGCAATTGTTCCACTTGCGGTAATGGCCGACGTAATGGCCGCGCCCATCTCAGTTGTCCCTGGTACATCATTGTTAGTCCAATAATCTGGATACGCAATAATTCCACTTCCTAAAACAATAGTTCCAGCTCCTCCAAAAACTTGGTGTGCGCTTGCGGAAAAAGGACCGTTTATAGTTAAGGTAATTCCTCCTGCTGGTTGTAATTGCCCAGAACCTTGAATAACGGTAGATAAAGTTGCTGGAACAGTTGTATCAAGGCTAATTACTTGAGCACTTGAAACGCCAATAGAGCGTACATTTGCTCCAATATCAGTCACAGCCTTGCGGAAAGATGACCACCACGAAGAATCATTCACTTGAAGATTCGATGGAACTACAGCACCTACTCCTGGAAAGCAACCAGGACTACCATAGATGTTTCCAGCTATGGTCCAAGTAAAACCAGTACTTACGGAGACGTAACCAGGCTGATGAAACCTAAAAGCCATTGTCGCAGGAGTATTTACATCCGCTGCTTGGACATATTGTCCATCTACATTAATCTCACAGACGTTTGCACCTAGCAAAGCCACCGTATTGGTTAAGGAGCCAATCCAAGCCAAGTTTAAAGGCTGTTTTGGAGGCACAATAGTACCTGGACCGACCCAAATTAGGTGATTACCTGCTGTAATAGATCCAGTATGTGTCAAAACCTTCCCCGCAGCGACTGTGAACTTGCCACTATTCAAATACCAGACGTGCGTAGTAGCTGGAATGATAGTATCTGAGGCCACAGGCACATTTCCAAAGAGCAGAAGGGTCTTTTCAGACGCTCCAATACCAGCAAGAGCCGTTGTAATAGAGGTATAACCTCGAATATCGTACCAAGGGGCGCCCTTCACGATGATATTAGGGAAATATTCCTGTGCAAATAGCACAGCGGCCACAAAAAGAGGCACAATTAGGGCAGATAAGATGCTCCTCGTTGAAATTTTCAAGTAGCCACGTAAAGTTCTCATTGAATAGCTCCCATCGGTACGATGTTACCAGCTTCGGCCTGTCTCGCTACCTGCTCGTCGGGCATAACTTTAGCCTGAACTGCTGGCATTTGTGGATTTTGGCCTGGTTTCAACTCAAATTCTTGAATATCCTTAGCTCCAAGGTTTCTAGCTATGTGCATGAACAGGCGAAAGACATCTATTCGGCTAGCCAGTACGTTGCTTTGACCAACGGCTTGGAATAGTTGCACCCACGCTTGGGAGAAATTACCGCCGGGAACTGTACCATCTCGAACGTAGCAATCATAATCGACTGCTATGTCATACGGCGAGACGACTAGCCGATCGTTAGTGGTCGCTTCTACTCCATACTCTGCTCGAAGAGTCTTCGCCCACTGTCCAGTTATCTTAACGTACTGCTCCTCACTCATCAATTGCTGAGTCTGTGAGGCAAGCATTCTACCCAAATCTTGCATAGCTTGGAGGCCGATAACCTTACCCATTCGTTCGAGGCGATTCATAGCACTATTCTGAGTGCCTTCGAATTCAGCCGCGGATCGTCGCTCTGAGCCTGGGCGCATTATGCCCATCATGTTATGCGTAGCGGCGCTAACACGCTCCATAATGCTCATGATCTTTTCGCTATCACCAATATTGTTCGCTGTAACATCGACCACCTTAAGCTGGCTAACTACATCCTTGGTGCCTTTTCCCCATGCACTTCTTCGCAATCGAATAAGTTTACCAGGTTTAGGATCCCTTAAGTCAGCCATGTTTACAAGGTAAGGATCAACCACCAGCATATCGTTGATTGCTTTACGGACATTGGCTACGTGGCTGTTGAACATAAAATTGAGGGTCTCTTGAAGCCCATAGATAGTTTCGAGTCGAGAGATCGGAGTAATTGTTCGACCATCAAAGTCAGGCGCGCACGTAACAATGGGGAACATATCATGGTTGAGACCAAGAGGCTTGGCTCTAATTACGATTTGATCTGCGGCGAGTTCAAAGAGCCATTTCTCTGGATACTCACCATTCTTATTTGAATCATCACCAGGAAGTCCGTACTCCTTTGGAATAAGTTTCATAACCATATTGATTGAATCAACCGGCTTTGCGAATTGCTCACTTACCCACGAGTCTCTTGTTCCGTACGGATCACGCCGAGAGTCTTCACGAAAGAGGGTGCTTCGACGGCTATTAAGCGCCTTCAGATATTTAATGTTGAAATAATCCTTATCTCTTCTCTCAAGGTCTAGATAGTCCATTAGGGCTTTGGTGTCTATCCAGCCTATATAATCTCCCTTCTGAATCTCATGGATACTGTAGCTTGGATCTGGGAGGAATCTATAGGGATCAATGTTGTTGAGAGCGTTGCCTTCGTACAGCAAAGAATCTACAGTCCCGGTAGTCTTCTTCTTACCAAGAAGGTTACCAAAAAGTCCGAATATTGATTTCTCCTGCTTAGTTACTTTCTTCCCCCAGACCTGAGACCAATACGGACCAATTGCTCCGAGACCATAAGCAACGGAATCTCGGAACATGGTGTGGAGATTAAGGAGCATTTTGAAGCGGTTGCTCTGAGACTGGACAAGAAGCTCCAACAAGGTCGCACCGATCTTATCTTCTGGACCAGTCCCCTCGTAACGAAACATCGGGTCTTGTCCAAACGCCGCAACGAGATAGGTTACTATGGTCTCCAATTGAGCATAGCTATATGGAACTACTATACTAACCGGCTTTCTTTCGTCCAAAGTTTTTACATTACTCTCTTCCTCATCAAGCTGCATGTAGACCGTCAAGGTCTCGTCGATTTGGTTCCAGCTTGGAAACCTCTTTTGAATAACTCCATAGCTCTCATTCGCTCGGTTGTAAACCGCTGTGCGAATCTTCTCATGGGCGAAACTACCCGGCTTCAGGTTTACGTTGTTTGGATATTTGTAACCAAAATCCATCGACGCTAAACTTGACCGTGAGCTATAAGGATTACCTTGAATGTATGCGGGCATTTATCTCGCCTTCTTAGATTGGTGTAGCAGTCCAACCGCTCTCAGCACCCATTGTTGTTACAATACCATCAGTATAGGTTACGCTTCGGCTCTTTACCTCAATGGCAGCACCATTGAGTTGCACATTGGTTACTACGGTAATGGTTCCACTATACCCAGTAAGACCAGGAGGAACAGATAAATCCGTTAACCGGACCACATGAAACGGCTGTGTAGGTACTTCTTCAACTTCGCCTTGGCCTTCGGTCCAGAATGCTGGCCCATCAGCATCATCGTAGAAGAATGGACCATTCATTCCACCATATGTGTATTGCTTTTCGGCCATTAGATTACTACCTTTAGTCCCTGCCCCTGGAGAAAACCAAGGATAGTGTCAATCTTGTGGTCCATTTGGTCTTGCTTCTCAGCCAGTTCGTGAAGAGTATCCTTTAAATCTTCTACTGGAGGACACCCTAACAAGCGAGAGTCATGTTCCTTTTGGAGCTTATCAAATTTCTCAGAGGTTGCCACATGTTCCCTTTTATGATAACCTGCTCGAATTAAAATGGTTGTAATAGCCCCAATGATAGCAGCACCCTCAATTACCAACTTGATAATTTCTCCAGCATCTACTACCATTGGCTTCACCTCATTGAAATTTTCAACTAGGTAACTAAATTACAAAACTCGCCAACCAGCTCCCATAACCTCAAGATCTTCTGGCATGGTGTCATCATCTGTTGGCTCTTCGTCATCATCCGAGTAGAAATACTTTTCGGCTTTCTCCATCACCTCTATAAAGTATGCTTCGGCGTCCATGCAATCCCAACGCTTTGAGCGCGGGAAGCTCAATAATTGAGCTTCAAGAGGACCAGTCACACTCTTATTGTGGAAGACTTCACCCTTTCGATAGAAAGGCGCTAGGTGTGCTATCCGTTCTTCCTTCTTACCACGAGCGTTTAGCTCCATAAATTCGACATTTAGACGCTCATCACTTATCCGAGTTTTAACCGGATAGGTTATGAACTCATTTAAGCCAGTTACTTCAATGGCAATCAACCTTGCACGAAGACGCTTAGCCATGTCAAACGCCGAATCATACAACTCATCAGGATGAAGCTTAGCCGCATGGAGATCCCGAACAAAGATTTGATTTCTAAGGCGATCAAAGCTCATTCCAATTATTGCACTCTCTGCGGAATGAAGTTTCACCGTCTTAGCGGGGTCTATTATCACCACGGTTTCTAAACGTGGGTTTGATCCCATAGGTTCTATATACATGGTACTACCAACCAATTGGTTACATCGAGGATCTTCTTTATTTACCTCTTCATAATATCGGAAGTAGCTTCCTTTAAAAACAGCATCCTCAGTTGAGATTGGAATATTCATATATTCCCGATAAAATTCATCCAAGACACCTTTCTCTCGATGGCTTGCTACTTCCCTTGCGATCTCTTCATCCGTAATGTAGTTGGGATCACGGCTCTTATAATTCTCGTCACAGATGCTAAGGTTAATCGAATCCCAATCATCGGACTCCATTAAACGTGCAAGAAGAGAATCCTCATGCTTCAAGGTGTCTATATAAATAAAAGTATAATCCTTCTTATAACGGTTAATACACTTATCCAAATCTGAAAAGAACCAATTTCGGAGCTTCTCTCGGTTCATTTCATTCTGGATCTCATCCTTATCCTCAAGATCATCAATCACGATTAACTGTGGACGTTTACCTCTCCAATTAAGCCCACGGACTTGTTGACCAGCTCCTCGAGGTAGGATCATTGTAGCACCGAAAGCTACCCAGGCTTTCTTCCCAAAGGTCTCGTCCGCGGCTTCGTAGTCGGAAACTTTAATATCACCGAAGAATTCTTTAATCCGTCCAGTTCGAAGGTTCGCTTTAAGGTTCTCTGTTTGAATTGCTGCATTGTCTCCAGAGTTTGTTAAGTAAACCACGAACTGAACTTCTCTCCATAAAATTGCCTTAGAGATTACCGTCCTTACGATTGTCGTCTTGCCAATTCCACGAGGAGCAGCACAAACTTTTCGATTGCTAGGAAGAACTTCTCCATGCTTGTTGGTAAAATGGGTTCGTGTTAGCCAGCCGAATATCTCATTATGGAGAATAGAAAATGGTGAATAATACTCATCCGGAAATAGCGTCGTAGCTAGAAGCGGTAAGTCTAGGTAGCATTGGATAAGGAGTTCTTGAATTTCCGGATCTTCTTTTAACACCTTTACCTCGTTGAAAATTTCAAGCAGCCTTGTAAATGCAGTGTAGTTATCGACTCACCGTCACCGTAAAACTCGCAGCATTGGGATCTATACCGGAGTTGGTCGCCCAGGATTGGACCGACCCGCCGCGAGTGCTGGAAATAACCACCCCGGTTGAATCAGGCGTCAAAATCCGTTGAGCCACCACGCCACGTAGGTACAAAACGTCATCGCCGCCGGCATCCTGGAACGAACCCCCGCCCAGCCCGTAGACCCGGACGAAGCCGGTTTCTTTCGCCGTGAAATTTATTGACCTTGTTGTCTTAGCGTCGAGAGTTGCCAGCGAGCTTGCCGTATCGTAGCGGTAGTTAGCCGCTCCCGACTCGATTGAGGCAGAGGTCATGACGCTGTTTGTGCTGGGAATGTAGTAGTCCAGGGACAGATTATAGAGGGCGCCGACTACCAGATTGGGCGTCGCCCGGTAGACAACGTGGCCGGAATTGTTGGCGTTGACTGTTAACCGTAGCCAATCGTTGGCGCCGCCTATTGCGTCGATGTTACCGGCTGCTGTTCCACCTGCCGCTACCCATCCGTCAACTCCGGCTGAAAAATCACTCGTATAGGTCGGCGTCAGTTCGTAGGTCTCTGTCACACCCACAGACTTAATATATCCGGTTACTGCTTTCGAGCCGTCACTTATGGTAATCATGCGATTCTTAAACAGGCTAAGTGGGGGGCTACCGGAAACCTGAGTAATGAGAGCACCGGTCGCCACCGTTGCCATTCTAAGAGTGACGCCAGTATAGACCTTTGTCTCAAAAGCATCCTTAAGACCAAACGCTCCAACAGCACCACGTGGAATAGCTATAGCTTCTTTTTGTAAATATAAACCCAACGCAGTAAGCGCAAAACCACCAACTTTCAAAAAGTCTCGCCTTAGCATAATAGTTTCTCAATTTGCCACGAAAGTAAGGTAGACCACAACAGTCGCTGAATTGACTGCATTGTCTCCTATAGAGATGGTCCAAGTATTTTCAATCATAGGAAAGCCACTAGTAAAAATGGTTTCTTGTGTTGCAGTGGAGGATAGGTTATCAAGAAGATTACGGCTTACTAAGAAGCCTAAGGCATCCGTAATGTCTAGGTCCCAGGCGGCATTAGTAGGACCTGGTGATCCTGGATCAGTTTCGACCTTATAGAGGTACCAACCTTTTATGCCATAGGTTGATTGGTACGCTAGATAGGCTGCCGCGGTAGGACTAAGCGTATAAGATGGAATAGCTGCGGTACCACTATCCGCGGTAAATGTGATAGCCACAATTACCCGCTGGATACGGTTATCTATAGAGATAGGAGTATTCGAGGTAAGAACGGCAGACCCTGCGGTAGCATGGGCAAGATTGGCTCCTGCGAAGAGGAGGCATATAAGCAAGGGAAGAATCAATAACCGTTTCATTTTAATCCTTTCTTAGTGGTCGTTGAGGAGGGCGTTGGAGGGGCGGTAAGGAGTTCCAACGTTTGTCATTAACCCTCCCTTGTGGTTTTACACAATCGACCGACCACTAATACCATCAGCACTTTCGCTGTTTGCTATCTCCGCTTCCTTCTTCTCAGTCTCACCGTCTCCATTAGATGGAGCTCCTACTGATACCATCGAGCGGGGTTCATTTTCGTCAGATTCTAGTTCAAGGTCTATCACTATTCCAGTCTCTTCCGGAAGTTGGGCGATTACTCCGGATGCGTGGGCTCTAGCACGAGCCTTGGTTTTCATATCTTCGATTTCTTCCGCAGTGAGATGGGTTACGATGTGACTAGATTGAATCCGTTGAGGCTTAACGTAGCCCGCGAGACCGAGTGCTAGATCAGCACCCCGAAGTCGCACAGCAGGGGAGACTTTATCATCGGAGGTTATGTCCTTCACAACGTTGAAGGCGATAGGAGCGAACTGGCGCATGTCTTCGCCAATGTCGATGGAGCGCTCAGAGCGAGCCGCATTCAGCATCAACATCACGGCTCGGCCTTTTGTGGAGCTCAAGCAATTGCTGACGGTAACTGGTGTGATTCCAAGATGAAGAGCAATAGCGGTGCCTTTCCACCCGAGGATCGTCAGGCGGAGAATCTCATGATGCAAGGCGCGGAGATTCTTCGGCGCAGATTTGCGTCCTTCTGGACTCATCCGCTTATCTGTGAGATAGCTAGGAAAGGTCGATTCATCGAAGGGATTTAGGTCGCTACTCATCTTGGGCACTCTTTACCTGCTTGAAATTTTCAATGAGGTGAATGCACGCACCTCGACGAAACTTCATATCGACAAGCGATTGTTGGTGGTCATGTCCGTTTACACGTTCGGAACTGAGTTTGGCTCCCTTAGTACTCCAAAGCTGATACATCAATTGAAGAGTTGGAACTTGCATCTTTATCTACCAATGCTTATGTTTATTGAGGTTAGGACCCATGCCAGTAGAGCGGCTTCCAACATGCTTAAAATACTCAACCTGTGCAAGTCGCTTCTCTGCTTGAGCCTTCGTAAGATTCCCCTTGGAGAGATTCTTACCTTTCTCACTCTTGACTTGGAAGCCCTTGGATGTTTTGCGGATCATCTGTTGATTCCTTCAACGCGGCTTCTAATCTACTCAATAGCGAAAGTGCCTCACGTGCTGGAATGCCTCCGAAGCACCAGTATTGCTTGATGAGCAAGGCCAGGGCCTCAATTATGAGCCGTTAGATGAGAGTCATTTGCCGAGCACTTTGCGAATCAGGTTGACGACGAGTTGAAACACCCCATTAGCCTTGACTTGCGGAATCAGCGAAAGTGCCTCAGATACTGCCAAAAGTGCGGCCAGAACTATCATTGTTGTGTCGTTGTCCATGCTCACATCCCTTCCTTTACCCATTTCGGGTTTGGGTTGGCGTTCCACAAACACCTGTAGACGGAATCCACCCACCGGCCAAATTCGTAGCAGAGCAACTCTTCCTGATCCATATTCTCAATTACTTGCGGGGCCTCGGGGCAAAGACATCTCATGCGCTGAAAGACCGCATGCAGCAGTTCATGGGCCACGATTTGCATGTCCCACCTATCTTTGATAAAGTGTAACTCACCAAGTTTCGGACCCGGAACAAGTTGATCCGTCTCTATATCCACCAGTTGCGGCATTGTGCAGTGGCATGCCCGGCATGAATGTCTAGGCTTTTCGCTACCGGAAACATCATCGGGGTGTTCGCAATTAGTGAGTCGTAGTCTTGCCATAGATAGACATGCCAGTAATGGGGCCTATCGCTTGATTTCATCTTCCAGCGCTTGATGCACCCCGACATATCTTTGGCCAGCTTTATAGCCATAGAAATCACATCCCCGGAATGCCCGTAACAGTCGCGGTCGGGCTGACGGTATGAGTTGCGGTAACTGCGCCGGTCGTTGACTTGTCGAGCGGGACTTGGCGAACATCGGCTTCCATGCATCCGCCAGCGCTGAGCCTTGCGGTCGTGAACGTGCAATTGGTGTAGGAGCAGGAACACAAGAGCATCACGGCAACGAGAATCACAATCCGTCGCGTCCAAGTCCACGCCCAACAGAGGGCGTCGACGTGCTCGAAGAACCGCTCGTGGTCGTCATAGAAGTAGATCATTTCGCACCCGCGCAGTTTGCGGCCAGGGCTATTGTTGCTCCCGCTTTTGCGGCGGTCCAGTATTTCATAACTTCGCTTCCGGGTTCGGCTACTGCAAGCGCGGCGTCACATGCCTGGATATAAGCTGTGATTTGAGCACAAGTCTGTTGAGTCGGCGCTGTTGCGCATCCCCCCATTAGACAGATAACCATTGCCAAAATCGCGAGTGTTTTCATAACCATCCTTATCTAAGTTGTTCAAATCACCTTGTCACTTTACTATCTGGAGGCAGTCCAGTGTGCGAATGGGTTGAGAGAGCTTTCCACAAATCCCCTTCCACATCACACTGCCGATTCTCTTCCTTCGATCTAATCGTGGAGCATTGGAACCTAATCTCAGCGCAATCTGTTTTAGTCTGCACCTGATCTTGTTTATCCTCCATCCGAGCCAACCGAGTAAGTATTGACTGGAGGAGGAAGCCATTCACCGTTCCAAGTATTGCCAGCACCGCTATCCCAACTGGGATGACCACAGAAGTTAGCATAGTGTCATCCCTGTTCCAGTTTCTCAGCAGCCACATAGTCAGCTAGTGCCTGTTCAACCTGCATGTAAAGTTCCTGCTCCTTAACCATCGCCTCAGCTATAAACCGCCGTTGGTACTTAATAAGGAGAAGATTATTCCTGACGATATGACAAAGCGTGTTAAGTGGAGAGCTATAGTTATCCTGACAGTCAATCATACAATCTCCCCTCCCGCCTCAACATACTTCTCTCGGCACGCTTCGAGGGTGCGTTGCGGTTGACCATATCCCGAGCCGGGCAAACTGGCCCAAATATTCCTAACCTTTCTCACCGCTTCATTGAAGCGCCCAGCTTCAATATCTCCAAGCGCCCTCATCTCTTTGATCTGTTGGATTGCTACGAGGTCCTGATTACCCGGCGAGAAGTCAAACAGGTGGAGAAGATTACGATAATGATCCCAATACCTCTGGAGAATCTGATATCTGCCAGCTGCAGAGGAGAAAAGCGATCCGGTCAAGCGCTGTACCTTACGAGGATGATCCTTGTAGTCGGAGATTAGTTTGGGCTCTCTAACCGTACTAGTGACAATTACCTTATATCCATCATCCGAATCTGGAATCTGGCTAGTCCCCTCCGACCAAGCAATCATGTCGAGAAAAGCCGCGAGATTATCACTAATAGTTTTAGTCACCGGCATCGGACTCCCCAGGGCAAAAGTACAACTTGAGAATGGTCCTCCTACCTACACCCACATTCTAACATGGCTGTGAGAGAGTGTCAAGTTTACTAATATGTACTTTATCTGACCAGTATACACATTAAAATGTACATTCTCTTTCGGATTGTGTTCACCTCGTTGAAATTTTCAATGAGGCAACTTTGTTGCCGACAACTCTATTGACAGAATCTCAACCTAATTGAAATTTTCAATGAGCCAAATAATCTCCAAAAATTTTCCACCTCCTTGAAATTTTCAATTAGGCTAAACAACTCGACGAAGTCGAGAACAAAGATGTACATATTTGGTACCTAGTAGATAGCCTAAATGTGCCCACATCGAGCAGCCTGAGAGCCACTTCCCCTGAGCCCACCCCGTCTTTGATGGGCATATAATTATTGCCAATATTGAGGATAAAATAGTTCTTGACATTCACCTCAAACTGTGAGACACTAGCATCACAGTGCAGGTGAGCTGCTGGTGAGCAGCTAAAAGGGCTGAGAATATCGCCCTTGCTTAGAGCCCGATTGAATAGCTCATTGACAAATGAATATGGATAGCAAGTCCCTTCATGCTATGCTCCAGATCGACTACGCCGAAGAGAGGAGTATAGACATGAGCCAGATCGAAACGGATGTGGAAGAGAAGGATGACGAGAAAACGGCTGCGAAGCATTGCGAAATCTCTGGATTGGTTTATGATGCCAAGACGCAAGTGGTAAGCTTCGAAGCCAAATTGACCGGCAACATACAGCAAGGAACGAGCAAGTCCGGGATCAATTGGCAGATCAAGGATGCCAGCACAACGGTTAAGGCGGTCAAGGTTCCGCTCCGTGACTTCTTGGTCAAGGTGCTGGTCGGATGGTTCTGGGTGAGAAAGGTACAGGATATTCTCCGAAAGGGTACGGTCCAAGAGGCCAGGACAGCGTTAAATGCCGGGTTTGATTGGAGTATAGCTACAGCCCGTTCGACAGGGTCGAAGGCTGCACCGGCAGTCGTTGGTGAAAGAGCAATCGGCTTGATGAACAGCCAAGAAGAACTCCAGAAAATGATCGACCTGGCACAGGCAAAGATCAAGGAACTGGAAGCTAAGGGAAACTAGCTCGCCCTGCGAGCACTGGAGCATAGCGTGAGGGGATTTGCATTGGTAAAGCTCATGGGTATAGTTAAGAGGGCTAGAGAGTAGGGCCTAGAATGAATGAGGATAAGATTATTCTGGTAAAGCTTGAAGAGGTAAAATGGGTAGAGGTATTTCTTCATGGCTCAGGTAATCCTAACGATTACCACGATATTGTAGGTGTTCGTTGGATAGACAAGAATGATACGGAGCATGGATTGGGAAAGGTTAACCATAAGGAAATTCACCATATAGAGAAATGGTAAAACTAAACGCCCTCTTAACTATGGCTATGAGAATAGAGGTTGGGAGCTTACCTAGTTGAAAATTTCAAGGAGGTGAATAGATTACTACAATGTAGAGTAATAGAGTAGTAGCATTTTAGAGCGTGCTTAGTAGAGCTATTTCCCCGCGCGCACATGTTTCAACGAGCCATTAGGTTTGCAGGTAGAGTCCTATAGGAGTTAGGAGCTTATAAATCTCCTTATAATAGGGCCTAACATGACGTTTACTTTGTGAAAAAAAAAACTAAAGAATAACCCTTATATCATATTATAGGTAAAAGGCTGTAGGTAATAGGCTCACAAGCTATCTCCTGATAGGAGATTGGCTCATTGAAAACGCTCGCGCCGGACGATAGCTCTACTAAGCACGTGCTAACACTCTACTATGCCTACTGAATTAATTTGTAGAGGCGTAGAGATTTAATTTGACATCCTCTTAGTTCTATGTTATAGTGGTATTATCAACTAATCATAGAACCGGAGGAGAGCTTATGGAAACCTGTTTAGTATGTGGAAAGAAGACAAAGGATGAGATTATATCCTTGCCTTCACGAGGACGATCGTATTTCAAGAGGGAGTGCACCTCAAGAGGATTGTCTTATCCTTTGAAGTATTGGCAATGTGAGCACTGCCAAGCTACTTATGTGCAGAGGAAGAACCTCAACTATGAGCTTTATGAAGAGGAGCTTCCTTATGCACAGTAATCAAGGTGATAAAACTGCCGTCTTAGAGGCAAGAGTGGATATTCGTATCTTGGCGAACCTCTATGACTTCTTTGTTAGCCAAGATGCTCGTCCAAACTCGAAGAACGAAATAGTCAAGCTGGCTCTTGAGCTTGCCCATGCTTACCTTGAAAAGTCTGGACATGTTCGTCCTTACGCTGCGAGGACCTTCACGGATGCCTTCGATACGCTGAAGCATTACGGGTCGCTGCACCGTGGCGGGCAGAATGCCAGAAAGCTTCACCAGTTCGTGGCTGAGGAATCAAGAATAGGTGAAGTATTTGACGGCAAGGGAAAGCTCTCCTTGGCCAAGGAGCCTTTCGTTGATCCCAGAGTAACTAAAGCCGTGGTTTATGCCATTACAGCACACTCGGAAGGGAGAACGTTGACCTTGGATGAATGGCAAGAGCTTACGGAAGAAGAGAAGGCCGATTTGAAACGCTCTCAGCCACAGCTGGTTCCAACAGATTTACCTCATTGAAATTTTCAACCAGGTTAATCAACTGAGTCCTGGTTCGACGGAGTCGAAGTCGAATGGCGAAGGTCGGTATTGTTCGTTTGGATATTAAATTAACCTTATTTAAAAGGAAGAGGAGAATAGCCTATGAACAGATTGGAGATCAAAGAAGCCTTATCTGAAATTACCAAGAATGCACAAGCACCGGCTCTAAACTATGCCGTCAACTACGCGAAGTATGCTTTGGCTATGATCGCATCCGATGCTAGCGACCATGATCTCAAAGTCCAATTGCTCTATGTCCAGAATAATATCACCCATTGGAGAGGCGAAATAGCGAAGAAAGTTCGGGCGGTGTTGAAAGGAGCGACGAAGTGAGCCGAAACTTAAACCTAAGGAATCTCTATCATCCAACTTATCTAGGAGATTCTGTTTATTGCGGACGCAACCACGAATATCTAGTAATAGGCACCTGCAATAACGGAACAACTATGGAGAACATAATTTACCTCGAACCTGAGGTTATAGATAGCCTCATTCGATATTGTAAACAGGAGAATCTCATAGAAGGAGCCTAAAATGCCAATCACAATCAACGGTAGGAAATTCTCCATTATTCGAAAAGCCAGTCTCAATGAGTACCAAGTCACAGTAGTGGAGAATAACAAACAGATTGAGGAGCATACCTATTACACCGATGCCCTTGATGATGCTCAAGGAACTCTCAAGGCGATGATTATGGATTATATCTTCAAGGTATGTGAGAAGGGAACTTTTAGGGTGGTTCATAAATAGGAGCAGACCATGGACAACGTTATATTCCTTCGAGAATCCTGGCCAGATGCCAAACTCTGTGGTTATTCCATACCTGGTTGGTACTTTTGGGCTGAGAGCCAACATTGTCATGGACCTTTTGAAAGCGAAGAACAGGCGAGACGTGTATATCTTAAATATGTGAAGATACTTAACAAGGAGAATAAGATGGAAAAAGAACGTCCAAAGATTCCCATCCATGAATTCGAAGAAGAGGTCACCATAATCTTGGCGACTCTAGTCGAGGACATATTAGATCCATGTGAAACACACTTATACAAAACTCGACTGATTGCAGAGAACGTTGCCTCAATTTCGGAAGCCGCGGTTAGGATACTCTTTAATGGAGACAAATAGCTCAGCCTAATTGAAAATTTCAAGGAGCCTAGAATGACACAGGAGGAGGAAGTACAGCTTCGAGAAAAGATCAAAGAACTCTGCCGTTCGCTAGCCGCGCTCAGCTTCCGTCGAGCGGCTCTCCAAAGTGAACTACAGGCTCTTTCAGAGGAGTATCTCTCCCAATTTAAAGAGAAGGAGAGTCTCGAACGCCAAATAACTAAGGTTAAAATCTTCGCCGCTAAGAAGGAGCCTCAACTTAGATCCAAGGTTAGACCTAACAAGATGGAGAGGCTGGTTCGAAATTTAACACCAATCGAAGTAACCAAGCTACTAGCCCGGATGAGAGAAGAAGGAGAAGCAAGATGACCAATGAAGAGGCATATCGACAAGGCTTTATAGACGGTCTCCGATGCTTCGCGCATTGGAAAGATGGGAAAGAGTTCGTGGGAACCAGTGGAACTCCTTACAAGGAAGCTATTATGACGGTTGAGAAGCGGTGGAACTATAATCCGCCGAAAGAGGGAGGAGGAAACCGTGAGTAAACCGATAACGGAAGAAGAATTGGAAGAACTGCGGGGAACCCGCGCCATTGTTGACGGGGACTCGGTGTTGGCTGTTATCGACAGGCTTGAGGCCGAGAACGTCGAACTCCGCGATCAAATTCGCAAGGCCAAAATCGTGATCGAGAATACCGCGAATGAGGCGAGAGAGATTCGGGAACATTACAGGATGCATATGTGCCTGCCGGAGGTGGATCTGGCGGGGAAGATTGCGGAAGGTAAATACTATGCGTTTGTGGAATGGCCGGACGGGTCAAGACACAACCGACTAGTCGTATACGGGAGCACCGAGGGCGGATGGAGAACGGGCACCAAAGTCCTTAAAGCCTATGGCCCGCTTCCGGAGGAGGTGAAGTGATGCTTTGTGAAAAGGCTCTACAACGTGCCCACAGGAAGATGGAAGTCATGGAAGGATACGAGATTGAACTGAAGCGGCAACTTGCCGCAGCACTCGCGGATAGGTATGAGGCCTACGCCAAAATCCACGACCTCGAAGGCCAAACGTCCATGCTCCGGATGGGTGCGCTCGATTCCGAGAACTGGGCGCGGAAGTATGCGATGGAGGCGAACGAGTTGCGGAAGGAGAGGGATGAGGCGCGGGCACGGGAAGAGCGCTTGCAGCAGGCTATAGAATTTCTGCAAGAAACCCACATGGGGAGTCGCCCGTTTGTGAAAGCCATGCAGAAGTTTGACCGGGGCGAAGCGGAATTGCAACGTGAGCGCAAGGCCCACGAGGAGACGAAGGTTAAACTGGCCAACTTATATGGCGAATATGATGCTCTGGAATCACGGATATTAACCGCTTGTGATGAGGTCGAACAAATCAATGAAGAATTGCAATCAAAGAAGGCCGAACTGGCCGCGCTCAAGAAGCGACTGGCGGATGCGCCGGAAATGCACCTCGGACAAGGTGCGGATAATGATGTCTACCTTTTTACCTATGAACCTGATTGGGACGATGAATACAAGGAATTCGAGGATTCGTTTGCTGTCAATCCCCACATCTACGTTGGAGCTTTCAAAACAGGACTCCAACCCGGCCAATCCGTCCCCCATCAAACTCGTCGTCCTGAATCCGCGCGAGAAGGAGAACAACCTATGGTAGTCAACACCGATGAGTATCTGCTACGTTTAAAGAAAAAAAGGTAATTAAAAAAGTACACTAAAAATCTTTATAGGCGAGCATTATTTTCTTGCTATCCTACAAAATGTATGCTATCGTGCAATCTACGTTAGGAAATGATAGTTTAAGAATGATTGTTCCGCATGTACCGTAACACAAACAACCTCACAACAAAAGGAGCACCACAATGGCTATGGAAAAGATCACCGTCGAAACAGGAAAAGTCAAAGTTAAGGACGCAGAAGGAAAAGAGATCCCCGCATCGACTAAATTCCAGTATGATTTCGGCTCAAACCTCGGCGAAGCCGTCGCCAAGTTCGGCGACACGGTTGTGTTCAGCCTCTACAAAGCCAAAGCCGTGATCCAGGTTCAAGACCTCGCCAGAAACGCTCTCGTCGCTGGCAAGTCCGCCGCTGAAGCTGCTGACCTCGCTGCGAAACACAAGCTGGGCGAATCCACCGCCATCGCTAAAGATCCTATCGCCATGGGTCTCAATGCTCTGGACAAGATGTCTGCCGAAGAGCGCAAAGCCTTCATCAAACAGCTTCAGGCAAAGGCTGCTCAACTGGGTTCGTAGATTCAGCCTCATTGAAATTTTCAACTAGGCAAAGTCGATGGGCCATCTCGAAAGAGGTGGTCCTTCTTCTAAGCCTAAGAATGTACACTTTGGTAGCACAACACGCCGGGTGGTGGAAAGGGTAGACGCACTCGGAAGTGGGATGGGCAGGATTGCAGTTAATATTCCGAGAACCATCGCGTTATGGGCCGTGGAATACGGCTTTAGATAAACCTGCAACTCCGGTCAAGCAGCCTATCAGTGTAGGGTTCGATTCCCTACCCCGGCATTAACATAAGAAATGGCTGAGTGGCGGAAAGGGTAGACGTGGCTTCTACAGGAGAACCGGTTAGCCGAGGTAAAGCTTCACCTCACTGCAAGGTTCGATTCCTTGCCTCAGCCACCAAATTAACTGAGCTAGTCCTCTCTAGAAAGTGAGGTGCTCCAATGGGCAATTAATGGCGGCGGCGACATACGCACCGATCCCCTCGTGTTGAGCTACTAGCCTACTTTCGTCCAATTCAAATTGGATTGCCGTAACCGGTAAATAAACTAGGCTAGTAGCTCTCTTACTAAAAAGGAGACAAAGATGGCAAAATATAAACCTTACTTTGAGTACCCTGAGTATAAAGACAAACTTCCTCCAACAGAGGTTAAAATTCTCTGCCCGTTTTGTAGTGCTCCTTATACAGCTGAAATGCTGACGGAGCTTGAAAGCTCAACCGAGGGATGTTCCTCTTGTGGATATGGAGCAGAGGCCAAAGTAACATTTAGCATTTACTGTACCAACTGTGAACGATTAGTTTACCGAAAAGAAGGTTTTGTTGCAAACTAACTGGGTCACACTCTCGGTAGTGACAAGAAAGGAAACAAGATGCTTAACAATATTCCATTGACGTATGAAGCGAGGCGCAAAAAGCTAGAGGAAGGCTACCTCCAGCAGATTGAGAACCTCGACAAGTATGAGGAATATATTCAAGCCTTCCTCGGCAACAAACTTTGTAAGTCTTCCGTAACGAACGCCTACTTCTTCCACTCAACAAACGGACTCTCTTTAACCATCTACGACGTTGATCTTCCAACCGTCATCGACCATATCTGTGGCCCTATTCACCGCAAATACAACGTCGATTGGAAACTTCATATTCCCTACGACGGACGAATCGAACTCACCGCGATGATTCCCAAGCCTGGGAGAAAATCACCTCCTAGGTATTCCTGGGACGCGCTCGTCTGCTTTACAATCAACCTCAACGAACAATCCATGAAATCGTGCGAAATTGTCCGCGTCAAGAAGCGGGAGAAAACGGCTGAAGAGATCACCCGAAGTGTTCAAAGTGCGGCTGATCCATTCGAGTATGAATATCGGATAGATTGTGGAGGAGAATAAGATGCCTAGCCTCAGTGAGTTTGATATAGAATTTGAGAGAAACAAACAGGAACTCAAAGATGCCTATAAACAAGGTTTTATTGATGGAATGACCTGCTTTGCCTGGTGGAAAGACGGTGTTGAGTACCTTGGTACTTCTGGTACAAAATTAAAGGATGCTATAGCAGTTGCTGAGACTCAGTGGAATTATAATCCTGATAGGAGGAGATAAATGGCTAGATCAGGGATTATGCTATGCTATCCCTTTGAAGAGAAGCGCCTCTTAAAATGGCGCCCTCCGTACATCATTCAGCCGAAGCTGGATGGTGATAGGATGAGAGCCCTAATCACTGATGGCTATGCAGCGCTATTCTCCTCAGAAGAGAACCTCATGAACAATGCTCTTCCTCACATTGCCAACTATCTTGGCAATATTCCTGCGCTGAACTTTATGGAATTAGACGGCGAGGCATATACCCACGGAATGTGCCATGAAGAAATCCATGGCATAGCTAGCCGCCGAGTTAATTTCCATACAAATTTAGAAGCTCTCGAATACCACATTTTCGACGTAGTGGAGAATTGCTCCATGGCAGAACGAATCGACCTGTTGCTCCGCCTCGTTGAAATTTTCAAGAAGGTGCCCGGTCCGTGCCATGTTGTGCCCTTCGAAGTAGCGGAGAACCTCGATGATGTTATGAGAGTCTACGATAAATTCGTTGGATTAGGCTATGAGGGGATCATTATCCGCGATCATGAAGCACCGTATGTAAGGAAGCGTTCTACCCAAGTAATGAAATTTAAGCCCAAAAAGGAAGACTTCTATGTCATTATTGGATACCAAGAGGAAATCTCCATCGAAGGAATCCCTAAAGGAAGCCTTGGTGCGCTTGTCTGCCGAGCTAATGAAGGAGAGGGGACCTTCAATGTCGGAACCGGATTTACAGCGGATGATAGAAGAACTCTTTGGAAGCGCCGAGAAGAACTCCCCGGAAAAGTCGTCAAAGTAGCCTACCAACACATAACCAGCGGCCGAGGTGTCCCACGATTTCCAGTTTTCTGTGAGATCATCTGGGACCTTGGACAAGGAGAAGGAGCCTAACCAATGTCAACCATGTTGACTCAAGATCAGGTGCAAATCCTCGGTGGAAATATCAACACCAATATGCGAAACATCATGCATATTCTCAAGGGATTCGAGATCAAAGAGGGGATGAAAACCGAAGTTAAACAAGCCAATGCTCAAATCGTCCTTCTTGGTTGCATAGCCATTGCTCTCACGACGATGGCTGATTTGCAATTCTGCCAGGCTGATAAGGCGAGTATTCTTGTACCTAATTGAAATTTTCAAGGAGCCTAGAACTTGAAAGGTGGTGATTAAATGCCAGAACCAACGGTCTACATAATTAATCGAAGCAGCCACGACTACTCCGCTGCAATGCGGTTTGGAAAGCTCGAATATCTGAGCGAGGGAACCATTAACAAATTCAACGTGAATGATATGGATCGACAGTTCCGAGAGAGATTATCCAACTCAACTCCAAACGATTATCTCCTCCTAACCTCTCTCACGATAATGAGCACCATTGCGGCAATCGTTTTTGTTGAGAAGCATGGCAAGTTGAATCTCCTGCTTTTTCGCTCCGGAGATTATATTGAAAGGAGGCTACAATATCGTGGAGCTTAATCCCAATACCAAAGTTATAGATTCCACAAAGCTACAATCCTATATGGAATGCCCTAGAAAATTCTTCTACGAGCACATCCTAGGCTGGCGCATTGACGCACCGGCCCACGCGCTCCACTTTGGAACCTGCTGGCACTCCGCCCTCGAAGCACTTTGGCTTAACGGCTTCAACATTCCAGATGCTAGCCCGGAGCAAATAGCCTTGGCGCTTGAGATAGCCAACGCTACATTCCTTGATGAGTATAGAAAGGAGTTCGATGAACTAACCGACGAAATCTATTTCCCAAAGACTCCTAGCATGGCTGCTGAATGCTTGGAAGACTATGCTAGGCTAATGAGACCGGAGTCTCAAGAATGGGAAGTCCTCTTCACCGAGATTTATCTCACCGTTCCGATTCTCAATGGCCATGTTGTGCATGGTCGGATGGATCAACTCTGCCAGAATCGCGGCACCTTGCAGAAGAAAGTCCGGGAGTACAAAACGACCGGTCGTTTCGACCGACAGTGGAGAGACCAGTGGCTTCTCAGCACTCAGATAGGCACCTACACTCACGCCCTCTACTCGCTCTACGACGTAGAAGATGTCCACGGAGTCGATGTGGAAGCCGCAGTCTTCCTGAAGAAGGGAACCAAGGTTGAATCTCTGCCATGTAGACGAACTCCGGAGCAAATGCTCGTCTGGTTAACTTCAACCACCGGTTGGTACGAACGATTGCTAGGCGATCTCCTCTACATCGAATCTGCGCCGTTGGAGAATCTCCAAAATGATGATGTTCTTCCGGTCTTCCTGCTCAATACGCAGAGTTGTACCAAGTATTATGGCTGTGCCTATCATGACTACTGTTCGGCTTGGGCGAATCCTATTCAATACATGGATGAACCGCCAATCGGCTTTCGCCAAGAATTTTGGAGCCCTAAGGATCGACCAGCCAAGAAGGTTATTGATCTAACAGGAGGGAAAGATGCCTAATCCTTATGGACATCGGTGTGCTACAGAGGACGAAAGAAAGGACCTCTTCTGGGCAAAAGTGTCTAAGAAAGGAGAAGATGAATGCTGGCCATGGTTAGGAAGTTCTAGTAAAAAGACAGGACATGGAGGCTTTTGGAATGGACATAAGTGGATAGGAGCACACGTCTTCTCCTTCATTATCCACTTTGGGACTCTGCCTAAAAGGAGGATAGTAACGCATACTTGTAATAATGGTAATTGTGTAAATCCTAAACATTTACAAGCAGGTACTTATTCTAGTAATACAAAGGACGCTGTTGCTAATGGAACATACCAACATAATAACCTACCAAAATTTAAGGATGGGGAGATTTGGCTAATGCGACGGCTCAGAGCCGCTAAAGTTCCAATCGCCTTAGTAGCTAAAATATTTAAGTGCTGCCAGGGCACTGTTTCACTATACTGCCCCGCAGAATTGTTATCCAAGCCGCACATTTGGAATGTTTAGTGTGCAGATAAACCCACAAAGAAGGTCATGGACCTTACGAAGAAGGAGAAATGAGATGAAAATTCCCTGTAGTGATTTCCTTGTAGCCGGCACCAAGTATCGCTGCACTCAGGATCAAGTGAACCAGCTGAAGCGTGGCGACGTAATCAAGTTCGAGCGTGAGCCTACCAACGAACACGATGCCAATGCAATTGCCTGCTTCGCGTTCATCACGCCGGGCCCCACACACATCGGATATGTGCCAGCTACTATGGCAAAGTACCTCTCTCCGATGATGGAAAACGGTCTTATCCTCGAAGGCGTTGTGCTCCGCACCGATGTGAAGTGCACCATTAAGGCCGGAATGTTTTGGGTGAAGGAGGACTAGATGTCCCTTTCGGAGAAAATGCAGAAGGAGATCTCTGAGATAGCCAAAGCATATCGACCTGATGGTATGTTCCGTGCTTTGATCTATGGAATCAGCGGCTCAGGCAAAACTTATAGCCTACGAACCGCGCGCCGTCCGGTCCACCTTGACAGTTTCGACCCGAACGGCAGCCAGTCCATCGACGATGTGGTCTACACCGCTGAGAATCCTAAGGGCTACATCTACGTCGATACCAGGTTCGAGATCGAAGATCCAAAGCGCCCGACAGCCTGGAAACTCTTCGATAAGGAAATCCATCGGAGATATAGCGAAGGCTACTTCAACAACATTGCGATGTATGCCACAGACTTAACCAGTTTGTCACAAGCGGCTATGAATCAAACCCTCGCCGAGTCCAACAGACATGGAGGTGTACCCCAACAAAATGATTATCTTCCAGCAATGACCAAGATAATCAACGCCATCCGCTTCATGATGAGTTTTCCTTGTGATGTGGCTCTCCTTGCTCACGTCGCGGCGAGAGAGGATGCTGTTACTAATAAGTCTTCCTATTTCCCGCTCACGCTTGGCAAAGCTCACATCGTCCACATTCCGCTGCTCTTCAGCGAAATCTATGTGTCGCAAACAAAGGAGACCGCAGACGGATTGAAGTATGCTTGGCTCACAGCCGCAGCCGGAAGCTACACCGCACGAACTAGACTAGGGAAGGGAGGTGTATTTGACCGCTATGAAGAGCCCAATTTCAAGAACCTTTTGAAGAAAGCCGGGAAGTCAATCGAGGATAAATCTTACTAAGGAGAAACTTGTGGCCAAAAAGCCCGCTATTAACCAGGAATTCGCAACCCTTGGGGCATTCGTTGCGGATGAACCAAATCACCCAAACAAACAACCAATTGAAGGAGAAGTAAAGATGAAAGATTTCGAAGATGAGAAGGACAACAGTTTCGGCAGCGCAGATTCCTTTGACGAAGGTGGAGAAGATAGCTTCACTCCTGATTTCAGCGACACTCACGACGAGGTTATCCTCGAAGAAGGCCGTGAAGTTCTTCTCCGTGTGATCTCCGTCGATGCCGGCGTCGGACCGAAGGGTGACTACAAACGCATTGGATATGAGGTCCCCGATGAGCCATTCGCTAAGGCGATCTACAACATCATTTCGATGCCCAATCCAAACGACGATGCCCGCAAGCGCAACAAGAAGAACCTCCGCCTGCGAGACTTCATGGTTGCTCACAGCCTTGATGTCTCTCGGAAGTTCATCTGGTCCGATCTCGTCGGCGTTGAGGTTTGGGCCGTGTTGGGAATTGAGAGAAGTGAAACCTACGGGGACAAAAACTCCATCAAAAGCTACAGTCGCACCTCGAAGTAGCATCTAACTTGACGGTCCCGAACGCGAGGGGGTAACTAGACCACAGGCACATAATCGCGGGTTGTCTGCTAGCCGTCAATCTAAAGTAATGGAGGAAAATATGCCAACAGAGTGCTGTAAAAAGTTTTATGCAAGAATTCCTGAAGATGTTCCAATCTTTACTCTAGTCGCTTGGGATCTTCTTGCTTTAGAAGCTATTCAGCAATGGCTTCTTAAGGCAAGGGATAAAGGAGTGAGTGAGGAGAAAATTGCAAAAGCACAACAGCATTTCGATGCTATAGCTCTTTGGCAAAGAGAGAATCCTTCACTTTGTAAACTTCCAGATTAACTTAACCAAATAGTGCGGAGCAGCGAGGGCAGTAAACAATCCCGCAAAGACACCCGAACCTGCGCAGATTATCGGGTAAACAGGAAAGCGGATTAAGTAGCTGAGCGACCTGTCCTCCGCACTAACCTCATTGAAATTTTCAAAGAGCCTAGCTATTCTTGGAGGAAGAAGATGGTCCGAATAACCTGTCCAAACTGTGGCTATGTATCTGAGATGCCTCCGTCACACTCCTTACTAATAGACCTTTGTCCAAAGTGCGGGGCATCAGATATAATTAAGACTGAAAATGGACGAAGATGTTCCGATTGTTGAGGAGAAAAAATGATGGAAAAAGTTCCCATTGTAAGCAACCGCGTGGCAGTAAATGAGCCACGTTTATCTATTGAGATTTCCGAAGAGCAATTCGCCGCGCTTCAGAAGCTAATCCCTCATGGCTTAAAGAAGCAGCTGTTCTCCGTAATCATAGACGATTTGATTGTTCTCCTGGAGACTGCTCCTAAGAGAGAGCTTATCTTCGCCGCTATCTTTAGCAAGATGGTTAATCTCCCTGGTCGAGCGTACGGATTGGAGGTTATCTAATGGCTAGAAGAAAAGCATATAAACCTACCTTTGGTTTCAGGCCGAGCGGCGATCCTCCATTAACAGAGGAACAAGTAGCAAAGAGGAAGACGAGGATGCAACAGGCACGGGAGCGTTATTGCCTTAAACTATCAAGGAACTTTGAAGATTGCCTCTCCTTTTGCACAATATATCCACGACCATGTGGTCACGCCGGAGGGCTAACAAGATGAACCTCTCCGCCATCCGCCCTAGCTTCAGCGAACTATCTCCCGAAGCACGACTCCAATTCATAATGGACATTCGCTTCCGCCGAAGAACCAATGCGGAGGCTAAACAAAGGCGAGCTTCTAGAGCCGCTAGTAAACCAGGTGCAACAAAGTGCCAAAAGTCTGCAACCAAATGCATCGACAACATTTCCGCTGACCAAGCAGCACAGCTGCTAGCCCTCTTGGGCGCTGAGGAGATTGAAACAGATGGCTAAACAAACGTCCGATCCATACGGCCCGCTTGGATTAATTCCAGCAGTTCTACACCCCAGTGAGATAGACTTTGGCGAACGACATCGCCAAGAGTATGAAGACGGAGGCGAACTTGAGACTTCTATACTTGAAAAAGGTGTCATGCAATCCATCTTGGTTTTGGCACGTAATGGTCAAAGACCGCTTTTGCTGGCTGGGGGACGAAGATTCCGCATTGCTGAGAAACATAGTCTTGAGATTCCAGTCCTCATATCCACCAAGCCTCTGGACCAGCTTGAGATTCGAACCATCGAGCTTCTTGAAAATACTCACCGAAAAGAACTCTCCTATGCCGAGAAGTGTACGCTTACTGAGGAGATTCATAACCTCCAAATAGCCAAGTACGGACAACGAATGGCTGGTCAACCAAGCGTTGATGCTGAGGGCAACAAACTCGGTCACAGCATGGCCGACACAGCGAAGCTCCTTGGCGTAGACATTGCCACGATCAGCAAAGACATAAAGATGGCTCAAGCCATTCACATTTGTCCTAGCCTAGCCCAAATGAAGAATCAACACGAGGCACAGAAAGCTCTCTCCAAAGTGATTGAACTCCATGATCGCGAGCTTAAGGCAGACGAAGTCCGTCGCCAACTCGGAAGCGCAAGTGCGGCGAAGCAACACCTCGCAAGCAGCTACATTGTCCGGGACTTTTTCGAAGGCGTTAAGACTATTCCCGATGGACACATCGACTTTGTAGAGGTGGACCCCTTCTATGGAATAGATCTTATTGACCTTTATGAGAAGAAGTGTGGAGGTGCTTCTAAGTACAACAAAGAAAACTACCAAGACTGCCCTTTGGACGTATATGTATGGTACATTCAAGAAACGATGAAACAAGTCTACCGCACAATGTTAGATGGTTCTTGGGGAATTTGCTGGTTTGCCTGTGAACCTTGGTTTGAACCAACTTATCAAGCCATTAAAAATGCTGGGTTCTATGTTAGGCGAGTACCCGGTATATGGGTTCAGCCAACTGGTGCTGCATATAATGCCAATCTCTTACTTGCTAGTGCTTATGATACATTCTTTTACTTTAGAAAGGGACAGCAAATACTAGCAAAACCTGGAACTATTAATGTCTTCCATAGTAATACTGTTCCACCAACACGGAAGACTCATCCAACTGAACGACCTATTGAGTTATATGAAGCTATTTTTTCTGTGTTTGCAAAACCTGGGGCCAAAGTCCTTGTACCCTACGCCGGCTCTGGAGCAAGCCTTCTTGCTGCGGCAAATCTTTGCATGATTCCCATTGGTTTCGATCTGAGCCAAGACCATCGGAACGCTTTCGTTATCCGCGTTCACGAGGGTGACATCGGCCACTATAAGAGCTTAGCCTAGTTGAAATTTTCAATGAGGTAAACTCATGAACTTAGTTCATTTACCGTCTACAGACTCCAAATATTTCCAAGCCTGGTGTAAGAACTGTGGAGTTAGAATCCGGCGCATAACCCCAGGAATGTCCATCGAAGTGGAGTGTCATCCTCCTTTAACGCTCTGCCTAGATTGTCTCTCTAGTCTCAAAGAGAGCCTATCTATCCTTGGTCCGAACCAAATAAAAGGAAAGAAAGGAGCGCGCTAGTGAGCCTTATATATAAACCTCCACGTTGTCCTGCTTGCCACGCTGCGATGCTACGCTGGAGTTGGTGGGAACATCCAGATGAAACAGTTGTATATTGGTATTGCCTCGACTGCGACAAGCGAGGACATGAACCTTGTATTATAGCCATGCCTAAACATCTTCAAGATGTGTTGGCATATCGTCTTGACCGAACAGTTATGACAGAGGAAGATAAGATCGCCATATCAAGGCTCCAACCTGGCCGGTTGCTTTATCTTCCGAGGAGGCCATCGTGCCTATAATAGTAAAGCCAGAAGGAAATCCCGATTCGAAAATCTGCCTGATTGGAGAGGCGCCAGGTGGTCAGGAAGAGAGACTTGGTCGGCCGTTCGTTGGTCCAGCTGGTCAGCTCCTAGACGAATGCCTTCGTGCTGCTGGCATATCTCGAAAGGATTGCTACCTAACCAACGTTGTGAAGGTTCGCCCACACAACAACGACATCACCACCTTCATCGACTTGTCCAAAAGCAAGCCGCAAATAACCATGGATGGTCAACAATGGATAGATTCTTTCCTAGCCGAAATAGAGGAGATAAACGCTAATGTACTGGTGCCGCTCGGTAACGTTCCACTTTGGGCCCTTACCGGACTCAAAGCTATTACTAAACGCCACGGTTCAATTTTGCGATCTCACACCGGACGAAAAGTCATCCCTACAATCCATCCTGCAGCGGCTCTCCGGGAATATCTTTTCAAATACTATATCAACCACGACCTCAAACGAATACGGAGAGAGTGTGAAAGCCCAGAAATCAGAATCACCGAACGCAAATTGCTGTTGTCTCCCACCTTCGGGGAAGTAATTGATTGGCTTAATACTCTTTGGCTTAACTGCACACAAATAACAGTCGACCTTGAAGTCCTCAATGGAGAGATTTCCTGTCTAAGTATAGGCAATGAAGAAGCCAGCATGAGTATCCCTTTCACACACGAACAAGGAGACTACTTCGACCCTGAGCAAGAGACCATAATTTGGCAAGACTTAACTAAGCTACTTGAGTCTCCAGATATTGAGAAGTTAGGTCAAAATCTCTGCTTCGACTCTACCTTCCTGCATTCTAAGTATGGCATCCGAGTCAGTCCAATGCAAGATACCATGATTGCAGCCGGAGTTCTCTACCCAGACCTACCTAAAGGATTAGATTTTCTGACCAGCATCTACACCGACGTCCCCTACTACAAAGACGACGGTAAACAATGGTTCAAGCTCGGCGGCACATTCAGCGATCTTTGGGGCTACAATGCCAAAGATGCTATCGTTCTTCCTCCAATCTTCTCCGCTCAACAAGACGAACTTAGAAGGCAACGTAATCTATCGGCATACGAACGCCAGTGCGCGCTCGTCGAGCCTCTCGTTTACATGAGTAGTCGAGGAATTAGGACTGACTATGAGGGTATCCTAAAGGCTCGTGAAGAGGCCGAGGTTGAAATTAACCAACTAACCGAACAATTTCACAAGGAGTGTGGTTATGAGTGCAACGCGAAGAGTCCAGCACAACTCAAGCAACTCTTTTACGTCCAAAGAAACCATAAACCCTATATCAGCCGAACAACTCATGCTGTTACAACGGATCGAGACGCGCTTAAAAGACTTAGCCGAAAAGGCGACCTCGCTGCAAAGCTCCTGCTCCAACTACGACAACTTTCGAAGCTCCAGAGCACGTATTATAACGTTACACTCGACCTTGACCAGCGACTCCGCTGCTCTTGGAATCCTGTTGGAACAAGTTCAGGCAGACTTTCAAGCTCTAAGACAATCTTTGGCACCGGCATGAACATGCAGAATCTGCCGGATAAGTTCCGGAGATTCTTGCTAGTGGATGAGGGCTATATGGGCTATCAGCTTGATCTTAGCCAAGCTGAGAATAGAGTTGTGGCTTATATAGCTCCTGATCCTCTCATGATTAGTGCGTTCGAAAATGGCATAGACGTTCACCGTCTAACAGCTTCCCTTATCTTTGGGAAAAGAATAGAGGAGATTAGTGATGAGCCAGGATCAACTTCAATTGGAGGTGGAATTTATAGCGAACGCTTCTGGGGTAAGAAAGCCAATCACGGTCTTAATTACGACCTCGGATATAAGACCTTTGCATTTTACTACGAAATTCCTG